CATCGCGCGGTTCTCAAAAATTTCTCCGGAGGGATTTTTCGAAAAAACAATGATATTTTGCCAATGGCTTTTATGGAGGTATAAGGCAGTATGTTCTCCTGTGAAGCCTTCTTTTAGTCCTTGTCTTTTGTCTCCTTTCACATTTACTGATAGTTGCAAGCACGTCTAAACGCATACAGAACAAACGCAAATGTCCATGCAATCTGTCTTATATTTCCATAAAAGTCATTGGCAATCGTCACAACACTATAGTGAAAGGAGGCGGTAAGTTATGTCAAGAGTTAGAAAAGTAGATATTCCTGATCCTGACATCGCAGCAAAAGAAGCACTAACCCCGATTGCAAGGGAAAATCAGCTGATAAACGCCGCTTATGATCTTGCAGAGAAACGTATTCGCGAAGGGACAGCGTCGGATACTATGCTCACACACTTCTTGAAAATGGGATCACAGAAAGAACGCCTTGAACTTGCAATTCTTGAAACACAGAAAGAACTTGCAATTGCAAAAACCGAAGCACTTCAGTCCGCTAAACGGAGTGAAGAACTATTCGATGAAGCAATTAAGGCAATGGGGCGTTATAGAGGAAGCACAGATGACGATGGTTCGTTCTTATAGTGAGCTATCGCGTTTAAAAACCTTCGAAGAACGCTACAAGTATCTCAAACTAAACGGCAAGGTCGGCGATCTAAAATTCAGCGGCAACAGATATTGGAATCAACGCTTTTATAGAAGTCCAGAATGGAAAAGAGTAAGGAACGAAGTAATAATTCGCGATCATGCGTGCGATTTAGGAATAGACGGTCGTGAATTATCGAAGATTTATATTCATCATATAAATCCGATTTCGTTGGAGGACTTGAAGCGAGGTTCTTCATTACTGTTCGATCCAGACAACCTGATTTGCGTTAGTCATATGACGCATGAAGCAATACACTATGGAGACGAGTCGTTGCTGTTCATTAAGTACACACCAAGAAAACCCGGTGATACATGTCCGTGGAAGTGAGGAATAAATGATGGAAAACAGTATTCTTAAAACTATTCGAAAAATGATAGGCGGTGAACAGAACGGAACTGCTTTCGACACCGATTTGTTAGTTTGTATAAATACAGCGTTTCAGTATCTTCATCAAATCGGTGTTGGGCCGATCGATGTGTTTTATATCGAAGGCGAAGAGGAAACATGGAGCGATTTCATCGACGAAACGAAATACGAAGCAGCAAAGACGTACGTGTTTATCAGAACAAAACTCTTATTCGACCCACCAACAAACTCTAGCCTGTTATCTGCTTACAAAGAAGAAATGAGAGAGGCTGAATGGAGGTTGATGGTTGATGCAGAAGAGAATGTTTGTTCTATATAATGCAAATCCAAACAACAATAACACAATAGATTGTACCATAAGGGCCTTATCGAAGGTTTTAGGCCGTTCCTGGGATGAGATTTATATTTCCCTCGTAGTTGAAGGGTACACATAAAAAGATTTACCGAATTCAAATTCGTTGGAGGTAACGTATGGTTAGATACATTAAACACGGAGAGCAAGCTGATTCTTCTGTTCTATGTCACTATGGGCGTTCTAAAGAAGACGGCGCTCCTGGTGTTGGAACGGGAAACTGGCGTCGTATTAGCGGGAGTATAAATTCCGGATATGAAAGGCTTCGAAAAAGAGCCAAGGCCATTGTTAAGAAAGCAAAAAAGCGTCGTGAAGAAAAAATGTCGGCCGATCTTCGTGCTGAAAAGCGACTCAAGAAAGAAGCTGATCGCAGAGAAGCTTATAAAACAGCATTAGACAGAGAAAACTCTAAAAATTCGTTGAACGTTGATAAGTCGCATGAAAAAATTCAGCGGCGTTTAGATGCGGAAAAACAAGATGAAGATCGCAAAAAAGAACAAGGCGAACGACTAAATAAAGAGTTTGAAGAAGCTAAAGAAAAAATGGAACCGGCTAAAGAGTGGCTAGACAAACGCATGGAAATCAACCCTAAAGATAAACAAATGGAAGGTTTGCGTGATGAGAAGTTCAACAAGATGAGTAATGAAGAACTTCAAGAGTACACGACACGTTTGGATCTTGAACGAAAAGCCAAAAATGCGGAACTGCAGACAAAATTGCAGAAACTGGGTGCTCCAGTTGACGTAGCAAACCAGCTTTTGTCATATGGTAAAACCGCCGTTGACGCGTATGATTCGTATAAGAGGATCAAAAGCATACTTAATGGCAATAAAGAAAGAGTGCCTGTGTTTAATAAGCCGCTTAATGAAATGACAAATAGCGAACTGCAAGCATATAAAAATCGTATGGATCTGTTAAAGTCGGCAAGCGATTCTGTAAAATCTTTGAGGCCTAAACAGACATCGTTTAATAAACCGATAAGCGAGATGTCAAACGATGAATTGCAAGCATATAAAGATCGCATGTCTTTGGAAAAAAATGTCAGAGAATTAAGGAACGAATATTCACATCCAAAAGAATATGGGCAGCAATCAATCAGTCGGCAAACGGCTAAATCGCTTCTTGAAGACATTGGAAGTCATCTTAATAATGGCGAGAAAATTAATTACGATTCTATAGAAAAGGCGCTTAAAGAAACAGATTTTGGTAAAATGATGAATGTTCTTGGGGAAATTCAAAAATTAGAAAATATTGAAGCCGGAAGACAGAATAATCAGCAACAGAATAATCAGCAACAAAAGAAAAATAAATAGAGGCATGTAAGTTATGCTTTCAAACACAGCTACACCACGCTATTACGGAATGTTTAGAGATGCCGTTCTGCGAGGCGATATTCTTGTAAATGAAGAAGTTTCAATGCAAATGAATCTTATTGATGGACTGATTGCTGACCCAAGATTTTATTACGACGATCAAGCAGTTGAGGGATTTATCTTGTTTTGTGAAGACGAGATGACGTTAACGGACGGCGATGACGTTAACCTGCTCGATACATTTGCTTTATGGGCTGAAGACGTGTTTAGTTGGTTTTATTATGTGGACCGAAACGTTTATGTTCCCGATGAAAACGGGCATAGTGGGCACTATGAGACAAAAAAAGTAAAACGAAGATTAAGAAATAAACAGTTCTTAATTATAGGGCGTGGCGCGGCTAAATCTCTCTATGACTCGTTCATTCAAGCCTATTTTTTAGTAGTGGATGGTTCTACGACGCAGCAAATTACAACCGCTCCTACAATGAAACAGGCAGATGAGATTATGGCGCCTATTAGAACCGCCATCGCTCGTTCAAAAGGGCCGCTATTCAAATTTTTGACAGACGGTTCTATACAAAACACGACAGGAAAGCCCTCGACAAAAGTAAAACTAGTACCAACAAAAAAGGGAATAGAGAATAAACTGACAAACTCGTTACTTGAAGTTCGACCGTTAAGTATTGATAAACTGCAGGGATTGCGTTGTAAAGTTGCTACCCTTGATGAATGGCTGTCTGGAGATTTAAGAGAAGATCCTATACTGGCCATTGAACAAGGTGCTGCAAAAATCCCAAATTACTTAATCGTCGCAACAAGCTCTGAGGGTAATGTTCGAAACGGAGCCGGAGACACAATCAAAATGGAGCTAATGAGTATTCTTAAAAAGGATTACGTTAATCCACATGTGTCTATTTGGTACTATCGTTTAGACGACATAAAAGAAGTTGGTGATCCTAGAAAATGGATTAAGGCTAATCCAAATTTAAATAAAACGGTTACGTATGAGACGTATCAGCAAGAAGTAGAAAAAGCAGAGGCCAATCCTGCATCAAGAAACGAAATACTCGCAAAGCGTTTTGGAATACCGCTTGAGGGTCTTACATACTTCTTTACATATGAGGAAACAATGCCGCACCATCGCCGCGATTTTTGGGGAATGGTGTGCTCTCTTGGTGCCGACCTTTCACGAGGAGACGACTTCTGTGCTTTTACGTTTTTGTTCCCGCTGCCGGGTGGAGGATTTGGTGTAAAGACAAGAAACTATATTTCAAGTCTCACCTTATCTCGTTTACCGGAAGCAATGCATGTAAAGTATCTTGACTTTATGAGAGAAGGATCACTTGTTGTTCTAGAATGTACGGTTCTCGACATGATGGAAGTATATGAAGATTTAGACCGCCATATAGAGATGTGTAAATATGATGTTCGTGCTTTTGGATACGATCCATACAATGCAAGAACGTTTGTAGAGCGTTGGGCAGCAGAAAACGGTGACTACGGAATCGAAAAAGTTATACAAGGAGCAAAAACAGAATCGGTTCCGCTTGGAGAATTGAAGACGTTAGCTCACGAACGACTGTTGGTGTTTGATGAAGAGTTGATGTCATTCACTATGGGTAACAGTATAACGGTTGAGGACACCAACGGTAATCGTAAACTTTTAAAAAAGAGAAACGATCAGAAAATTGACTCTGTTGCAGCAATGATGGACGCTTATGTTGCGTATAAAGCATTCCCAGATGCGTTTGAATGAGGTGACGGTATATGAGTGTTTTAAAACATTACGGCACAAAAGGAATGCACTGGTATGTAAGAAATTACCAGTTTCCAAACGGAACACTTACGCCTCTTGGACGGGTGCGATATCTGAAGAATGCACGTAAAGAAGCACAGAACGTAATTGCAAAAAAATTCAGTGGAGCAGTTGCTCGCCGGCAAAAGAAGCGCTATTTAGATTGGTCCAGAAGTGAAAACGAATGGATCCACACAAAAAATCAAAATACAACCAAAAAACGTATTAACTCTCGAAAAAGCGAAGCGAAAGACTTCATGCCGGCGATGAAAGAGTTTTTTGGCGTTATGCGAGATGTTAGTAGCAAGCACGTTGACTATAACGAAGATTTGCTTGGCATGATCTGGAGTGAAGAGTATAAGAAAGCAATTATTGATCCTGCTTTAAAAAGCTATGATCGTATTGTTTCTGAAGTTAAAAAACTCGATGCATCCGATCCAGATTATGCATCATTCCTTTCTGATAAAGGAAAAATGAAACGGTATGGGTATTCTGATGAGCTAGCTGTTTCCGCAAGCGAAGACGGTATGGACATGAAGCAATATGCATACGTTAACTATTTAATCAAGAAAGGAAAAGTTGAAATATGACGAATTATAGATTCATTAAGAAGGACGAGATTTGTCACTATGGTATTCCGAGACAAAAATGGGGCGTCAGAAACTATCAGTATACAGATGGATCTTTGACCCCAGAAGGAAGAGAACGATATAGAAAAACTCAAAATAAGATAGATAAGATACAAAAGAAAATAAAACGTTTAGAGATAGAAAAGGACTATGATCCGAATGATCCATGGTTTAGAAATCAAAAAACAAGACTTCAAAAAAAAATAAACGATTTAGAAGTAAAAAGAGAAATTGATTTCGTTTCTAATAACGCCAGAAGTAGAGGAAGAATCACATTTGATATAGATCGAGAAACATTAAAGAAATCCGTTGAAGAGTTTGACAAGAATCAAAAAGAATTTGAAACCGTTGCAAAAGACATTATTGAAAACGAAGTTGGTGATTTTTTTGATAGAGTGTCGCCCGATGGTTTAAACAGCATGTATAGCGCGGCGTATGACAAATTTTTAACATATAAAGCAAACTCATCAAGTCCAAATAAAGATACATTTGAAAACTTTATCGAGTCGCTTTCTGCTATTGATTTTTCGGATCAAATTAATGAAGAATATGAACGCGATTTTGCTTTAACCGAGTATTGGCAACCATATATAAATAAAGGTGAAAAGCAATTAAAAATGATTTCAAAGAAATCACCAGCAGAGCAAAGCAGTTATTTATCCGATATTTCAAAAAATATGTTGGCTTCAAGAGGAGATAAAGACGCGCTTATAGCATTTAAATCCTTATCAAACACGTTGTCCGAAAAATATGGTAAAGGACAATCAGAAGAGTATGACAATATAAAAAGTCGTATAGATGCCGCCGCAAAAAAGTACTGGTCAACACCTGTAAATACAATAGAGAGTCTCGCCGCTTATAAAGAAAGAGAAAAACAAATTGATGATTTGGCAGGCTTTGTTTTAAGAGATCTTGGATTGGACGATAATGATGAATCTCGTAAAGCAATAAAACCAATTATGAATAATGGACCTTGGAGGTAGTACATGCCTACATTAGTAGAGCGTATTCAACATGGTTGGAACGCTTTTTTAAATGACGAAAAGCGAACCAACTACAATGTTGACATTGGTGCTGGTTCTTCTTATCAACCTGGACGGTCGCGTATTTATAAGGGGACCGATCGGAGTATGGTTACTGCCTTATACAATCGTATAGCAATTGACGTAGCAGCCATCACATTTCAGCATGTTCGTACAGATGAAAATGGGCGATATATGGAGACAATCAAGTCTAAACTAAACGATTGTTTAACACTTGAAGCAAATATTGATCAGTCCGGAAGAGAACTGATACAGGATATTGCGCATTCCATGTGCGATGAAGGTGTTGTGGCCGTTGTTCCAGTCGACACCGACTTAAATCCAGAGGTTACAGGTGGATACGACATTCTTTCATTGAGAACAGGCAGAGTAGTCGAGTGGTATCCAAAGCATGTAAAGGTGAGTTTATATGATGAAAACACCGGACAGAGGAAAGAAATAGTTCTTCCAAAATCTACTGTCGCTATCATAGAGAACCCACTATATGCGACCATGAATGCTCCAAACTCAAACTTACAGCGAGTCATTCGGAAGATGAATATCCTTGATGCGATTGATGAACAGAGTGGTTCTGGAAAATTAGACTTGATTATTCAGTTACCATACACGATTAAAAGCGATGCCAGAAGAAGTCAGGCAAACAAACGTCGAAAAGACATTGAAATGCAGTTGACATCTTCGAAATATGGAATTGCTTACATTGATTCTACGGAGAAAATTACGCAGTTGAACCGGTCATTGGAGAACAATCTTTTAAAGCAGATTGAGTATCTGATGACAACCCTCTATGGTCAGATGGGCATTTCGGAAGAAGTGTTTACGGGAAAAGCGGATGAGCAGACGATGCTGACGTATTACAGCAGGACAATCGAACCGTTCTGCGCCGCAATAGCCAATGCTATGAAACGTAAATTCTTAACAAAAACGGCTCGTACACAAGGACAGTCTGTCATGTTCTTTAACGATGCATTTAAGTTTGTTCCGACAAGTCAGTTGGCAGAGCTTACTGATAAATTTACACGAAACGAAATTGTTTCAACAAATGAGATTCGTGCAATTATCGGCATGCGTCCGTCAATGGATCCTAGAGCGGATGAGCTGCGCAATAAGAACCTGAATCAGTCGCCCGATATGGAAGAACCGGTCTCGGTTGCAGAAGAAGAACTAGCAGGCAACGAATATTAATAAAAAATCAAAATGAGCAATTTTTGCAAGTATATTGCAAAGATAAGACAAAACGCATATCTCGTCGACAATAAAAAGCAATAGTTGTTCTTTTGAACATGGAGGAAAAACAATGGAAAAGTATGACTTTTCTGGTTGGGCAACGAAAAATGATATTCGTTGTGCTGACGGAAAAACAATCAGGCAGGATGCCTTTAAAAACGACGACGGAAAAACAGTTCCCCTTGTCTGGAATCATCAGCACGATGGTCCGGAAAATGTCGTGGGGCATGCTCTGCTTGAAAACCGCAAAGAAGGTGTTTGGTTTTACGGAAAACTGAACACTACACCCAGAGGAGATCTTGCAAGAAAACTGATCGAATCCGGCGACATCAAGAACGTTTCCATTTATGCAAATCAGATTAAGCAGGAATCCGGAAACGTCACACACGGTGTAATCAGAGAACTCAGCCTTGTACTTGCTGGTGCTAATCCGGGTGCAACGATTGAGTATCCGATTATTCAGCATTCTGATGGAGAACTTGAAGAAGTTTACGATGAGGCGATCATCCACACAGAAGAAATGTTCTCTACAGAAGACGAAGAAATTGAACACGCAGACAAAGAAGAACCAAAAGAAAACAGTGGAAAAACAGCGCAGGAAATTTATGATTCAATGACAGACGAACAGAAAGCACTTTTAGCGTTCCTTGCGCCGTTAATCGCTAAGAACATGAAAGAGTCGTCAGAAGATGACGAAGACGATGACGACGTAAAACACAGTGACGAAGGAGGAGAAGAAAACGTCATGAAACAGAATGTATTTGACAACACGCAGGAACAGGAAGAAGCAACACTTTCTCAGTCTGCAATTAACACAATCTTTGAAGATGCTAAGAAGGGTGGCCGTCTTTCCGATGTATTCCTTTCCCATGCAGCCGAATATGGTATCGATGGTATCGAATGGCTGTTCCCGGAAGACCACGAACTGAATACCCGTCCCGAATTCCTCAAGCGTGAGCCGAGTGAATGGGTAAATGTCGTTATGGGTGGCGTTCATCACACACCATTCAGTCGTGTTCGTTCCACTTTCGCTGACATCACAGAAGATGAAGCGCGGGCAAGAGGTTACATCAAGGGTAAGAAAAAGAAGGAAGAAGTCTTCTCTCTGCTCAGACGTTCCACATCCCCGCAGACCATCTACAAGAAGCAGCGTCTCGATCGTGATGACATCATTGATATTACAGACTTCGATGTCGTTGCATGGATCAAGGCTGAAATGCGCATGATGCTGAACGAGGAAATTGCTCGTGCAATCCTGATTGGTGACGGCAGACTCGCTACCAGCGAAGACAAGATCGATGAATCTCATGTTCGTCCGATCGCTAATGACGCAGACCTGTACACAATCAAGTATGCAGTTAAATCCGCAGAAAATGCAGACGATGCAGCAAAAGCACGTAACATGATCAGAGGCGCCATCAAGGCTCGTAAGAGCTATCGTGGTAAGGGCCGTCCGACTATGTTCACAACTTCCGATTGGCTGACAGAAATGCTGCTTCTGGAAGACAACACGGGTCGTCCGCTGTATGCAACAGAAACAGAACTGGCTACAAAGCTGAGAGTCGACAAGATTGTCGAAGTTCCTGTTATGGAAGGCGCAAAGATTTCCGATAAGCCGCTGATGGGTATCATCGTTAACCTGGGTGACTATGGCGTCGGTGCAGATAAGGGCGGCGAAGTCAACATGTTCGACGACTTCGACATCGACTACAACCAGTTCAAGTACCTGATTGAAACAAGAATCTCTGGTGCACTTACAACACCGTATTCTGCAATCGTCCTGTTTGATGGTGAAGTTCCGACTTCCGTTGACGGCGGAATCACATATTCCAAGACAACAACAGCCGCTGAACCTACTGACGGCGACTAATTGAAAGCATGAAGTGGGCAGGGAAAATCGGTTTTCTCAAAACCGTGCAAACTGATTTCGATGTAATGGAACCCGTTGTAGAGGAAAAGTCTTATACAGGTGATGTTATTCGAAATAACAGGCGATGGGAAACATCAAGTGGCATTAACGATAATTTTGTTATCAGCAATGCACTTAGTGTTGTTGCAGATGATTACATGCTCACTAATTTTCAATACATGCGATATGTAACGTGGCAGGGTGCGAAATGGAAGATTAAGTCGATCGATGATATTTCGTACCCTCGTCTTACATTGCAATTAGGAGACATTTACAATGGACCATCGCCAAGTAATCAGTGAAAAACTGCATAAAATTATCGGAAGCGAAGTATATTTCGAACCGCCGGAAAGCGTAAAAATTAAAGATTTTCCGGCCATCATTTATAAGTTTTCTGGATATGAAAAGAAACAGGCAGATGATGGAAGATATTTTCTTCGTGAACGGTATAATGTGCTGCACATCTATCTAAAAGTACACGAACAAAGACGAACTGAGTTTATGGACAAGTTTCCATATTGTTCGTTTGATCGCACGTATGTTGCTGATGGTCTTCATCACGATTCATACGTAATCTATATTTAAAAATTCAAAATGGAGGAATTAACATGGCAAAACTGGTATGGGATCAGACTGGCGAAAGACTGTATGAGAACGGCGTTCGCAATGTAGTTCTGTATCCGCAGGCTTCCGACGGCACATATCCGAAGGGTGTCGCATGGAATGGTATCACAAGTTTCTCTCAGAACCCGACGGGTGCTGAACCGAATCCGCTGTATGCAGATGACATCAAGTATCTGAACCTGATCTCTGCAGAAGAACTGGAAGGTTCTATTGAAGCATACATGTATCCGCCGGAGTTCGCAAAGTGCAACGGTGAAGTTGAATTTGCGAAGGGCGCGTATATCGGCCAGCAGGCTCGTATTCCGTTTGGCGCTTGCTACCGGACAATCCTGGGTAACGATACACAGCTGGAAGGTTATGGCTATAAACTGCATCTGATTTATGGTGCCACCGTAACTCCGTCCGAGAGAACATATGAAACAATCAATGACTCTCCGGACGCAATGACAATGTCTTGGGACTATAGCACAACACCGGTGAACGTTAATGGTCATAAGCCAACTGCATCTCTTGAAATCAATTCCACGCTGTGCGATTCGACAAAACTGAAAGCCCTCGAAGGCATTCTGTATGGTAGCGAAACCGCAGAAGCACGTCTGCCGCTTCCCGACGAAGTTTTTACACTTCTTGGTGCTGCTGAGTAAATAGCACTGTTCATGAGAGCAGGCGGACTCGCATGAGAAAACCTGCTCTTTTGTTTTTATTAGAAAAAGGAGACTATGAATCATGATTGAAAAAACAATTAAGTACACAGACTTTAATGGTGTAGAACGTGAAGAAACGTTCTGTTTCCACATCTCTAAGGCCGAAATGGCCAGAAGAGAATTTACAACCGAAGGTACTTATACTGAGTATCTTAAAAAAGTAGCGAAAGAAAAAGACAGCGTTAAGCTGTACAAAATTTTTGAAGACTTTATTGCTCTCTCGTATGGTGTAAAAAGCGACGACGGCAAGCGTTTTATTAAAACAGATGAAAACGGCACTCCGCTTTTTAACAAGTTTAAAGAAACACCAGCATACGACGAGCTGATCATCGAACTGTTCGATGCCGAAAAAGCGGCAAAATTCATGCGTGGCGTATTCCCTAAAGACATCACTGATCGTGTGTCAGAAGAAGACATTAAGAAAGCCATGCAGTAAAAGGAGGCTATAGAATGCCGATTAAGATTGTCATTCCAAAAAGTAGTTTCTATGACGAATATAAAAACGAATTTATAACTATTCCGGAAACGACGCTTACACTTGAGCATTCTTTGCTAAGTATTTCAAAATGGGAATCAAAATGGCATATTCCGTATCTGATGGACAAGCCAAAAACCGTAGAACAGGCTATCGACTATATTCGATGCATGACAATTACACAAAACGTTGATCCTGAAATCTACAACTATATACCAGATAGTGAACTTTTGAAGATTAAAGAGTATATCGAAGATCCGATGACGGCTACAACAATTGCAGAAGAAGAAGGTCGTGGTCGTAACAGAAAAATTAGAACTTCAGAAGTAATCTATTTTTATATGGTTAGTTATAACATACCGGTAGAGTTCGAACGATGGCATTTCAATAGGTTAATGATGTTAATTAACGTGTGTAACGAAGAGAACAAGCCCAAAAAGAAAATGTCAAAGAAAGATACAATCAACCGGTATTCTGCAATTAATGCGGCAAACCGTTTAAAGTACAATAGCCGCGGATAGGAGAATGATATGAGTGCAAAAATTGTTGTCCGATCCACCGGCGACTTTAAAAGTATGCAAAAATTTCTTCAGAAGCACACAAAAGACAAAAATCACTATGAAGAAATGTTGAAAAAATACGGAGAAATGGGAGTAGAGGCTTTACGGGCAGCTACTCCCGTTGACTCTGGTCTCACCAGGGACTCTTGGGGTTATGAAATTCGAACCTCCCAACGCATGGGGTATTACTCCATTATTTGGACAAACTCAAATGTAAAAAACGATTGGGCCAACGTCGCTGTACTGATTCAGTACGGTCACGCGACACGCAATGGTGGGTATGTCCAAGGAATAGATTATATAAACCCGGCGTTAAAACCGGTGTTTGATAGAATAGCCAAAGAATTATGGAAGGAGGTCTCTGGCAAATGAGCGAAAATATTGATACATATGTTGCACAAGCCAAGTTCGATAATTCCGGTTTCGAGGAAAACGCACGCGATACCATTGAAACACTAGACCGTCTTGATCAGGGTTTTGCAAAGATTACCAAACACAATGGAAAAAATATATTTAGTTCCTTTGCCGATGGAATCAGAACGTCAACCGGTTTGATGAAAAAACTCGAAAAGGTTGGCGAAGGAGCCCTTCATAAAATTGGTTGGGACGGTATCGACTTTGTTCGCCGGAACATGGTCAATCTGTTCAAAGAAGCAACAGGTATGAACAACATGATTGCCGGTTGGAGCAGATACGGTCAGGAAATCGAGTCCGTTCAGACCATCATGAACGCTACCGGTAAATCAATGAATGAAGTGCAGACTTCACTAGATAAAATTGCATGGTTTACGGATGAAACCTCGTATGAATACGACTCTATGGTTGCAAATATTGGTCGGTTCAATGCGGCTGGTGTATCGTTGGAGGATGCCGAAAAAACAATGCTTGGTATCGCGTCGGCGGCGGGTTATTTTGGTGTTAATGCATCAAAAGCAACGCATGCTATGAGCGGCTTCGCTAGTGCAATCGGTAAAGGTAAGATGGACCGACAGTCTTGGTCTTGGATCGAGACTGCACAAATGAACGTTGAAGGACTTCAGCAGGCATTTATGGACACCGGTGTTGAGATGGGGAAGCTCATCAAGATCGGCGATAAAATGTATCAAACATTGGACGGTGATAACTATTCGGTTGGTCAGTTCAGAGAGTCCTTGGGTGCAGACTGGTTGACAACCGACGTTATGACAAAAACGTTGAACAAGTACAGCAAATCCATTGATACGATTTATGAAGAGTATAAGAAGTTTGGTGGAGATAAGTCAACGTCGGACATCATAAAAGAACTTGGCGATCAGCTAGACGCAACGAGTAGGGATGCGTTCCGTGCTGCACAGGAAGCAAAAACGTTTAAAGACGCTTGGGATTCTGTAACGGTCGCAATTCAGTCAAAATGGCGTGAGAGTTTTAGACTGATTATCGGCAACTATGAACAGGCTAAAAAGTTATGGTCTGCTGTAGCCAACGAACTGTACGAAGTATTTGTCGCAAGTGGTGACGTTAGAAACGAATTGCTTAGTGGTTGGAATGAAAGTGGCGGACGTGATTCACTAATGCGTGCGTTTGCCAATTTCTGGTACGGTTTAAGGGCAATTATGGACACCATAAAGGGTGTTTGGTCTGAAATCTTTCCACCAACATCAGTCGATCGTTTGGTTGAAATTACCAAAAAATTCGAAGACTTTAGTTATAAATTTAGGTCTTTATTTGATGTAGAAGCGACGCCTTTCGTCGAAGACATCAAAGAAGTCGGCAAAGCGACTGAAAAAATTATTGGTCCGGTTGCTAGGACGACCGAAGTTTTAGACGATTTGGCTATGGCCGTGATCCGTGGCGACTACGGAAACGGCGTAGATATACGAAGAGAGAAACTGGAGGCTCTTGGTTATTCATTTGAATTAGTCCAGAATCGTGTTAATGGACTAATGAACGAGTTGTATGGAACTAATTTCGATCCAAACTACTATACAGTTCCTGCAGATGAAATCGTAGAAGCATCGGAACAGGTTGTTGAAGCGGTTGAAGAAACAAAAGATGCAATTACAAGCGTTACCGAAATTGACCCAAATTTACTTGGCGGTTTTAGAGTTTACACCGAAGAAGAACAGAAACTGATTGATCAGCATGAACGGGCCGCTCGTAATACAGAACGGTTATCCAACATTTTTGGTGGTTTATTTGCAACCGTCAAAATGGTCGGTCAAATCTTTAACGAATTACGCAAGAGAACTGGCGAATTAGTGCACGCTGCTTTTGGCGGCTTTGCTCCTTTGCTCGAAACCGTTCTGGATTTATTGTCAGATTTCGGATTGACAATGATGAACGTTCAAAAGACCTTTAATGCGCCAGAATGGGTCGACAACGCTTTTGTTTTTATTGCAAACACTATTGGTGTTGCTTCGCAAAAGATTGGTGAATTTCTTGCGATGCTGATCAACGCTGCTAGAGTGTATATTCCTCGTGCCATGCATTGGATACGAGAAAGTGTTGGGCCGTTATTTTCATTAATAGGTGGTTGGCTTAAGACCGCCATGGATACAGTAACAACGCATCTCCCCATTATATTAGATTGGATCACAAAAAATATTCAGTCATTCTGGAGCACAATCACAAAAGGAAACGGTGTCAAGCGCCTTGGCGAAGTATTAAAAGGCATGTTTGATGTGCTTGCCGGCGCGGGTCTCGAAGGATTCAAAAAAGTAAAAGAATTCTTTTCTTCGATGTTTGGCTCAGATTCAGAAAAGAAGGTCGATATTGGTAAAGCTTTTGCTGACATGATCGATTATCTGGCGGGTAAAGTGTCTGACTTCTTAATAGTAATAGGTGGCATTGGACAAAAGATTTCCGACTTCTTTGGTGCGTTTAAAACTAAAAAGGAAGATACTGGTGCAATCGAATTTGTAGCGGAGACTCTTGAAAATACAGGTGGATCGTTAGAAAAAGCGAGCGCCAATATCGGTAAACTACAACCAATTGTCGATTTCTTCAAAAACCTATCCGGTTATTTCACCGTAATTACTGATTTCCTACGTGATCCTCTTGCTGCGTTTGGTAAAGCAATGGATGATTACGCACAAAGAATTGGAGAATTCTTTTCAAATTTAACGCTGGAAAGTGTTGGAGAAAAATTAAAGGATGGTGCATTAGGAGCATTCTTATTGATATTGGCTAAAAAGTTAGCTGACGGTGCGGGGTCAATTGCAAGTATACCGAAAACATTTGTCGGCATTTTGTCGTCCATAAAAGACGTACTGTTTGCTTATCAGCAGAATTTAAATGGCCAAGCGTTGATGACGACTGCTAAAGCGATTGGGCTGTTAACGCTTTCGATTATCGCTCTTACATTCGTGGATCCACAGAAACTATCAGATACGGCAGTCGCTTTATCAACTGTTCTAATCACGTTTGCTTGGGCGGTTAAAGCGATGGCCGGTTTGAGAAATGCTTTAAATGTGACATTAGGAAAGAAAAATGATAAAAAAGCTTTAGAAAATCAAGAAAAGGCAATCAAAGAAGAAAGCACAGCGATTGATAAATTGATTAAAGGATTTGTTGATCCAATAGAAAAATTCAGGCAAGGACTAAACGCGTCCATCGATAAAAAACTAAATGCAAACCAATGGGCAAAAGGCTTATTGATGATGGCAGTTGCACTTGGAATTTTATGGCATCAGGTAATCACGCCGATTTATGATTTCTTCTCAACTGCTCCTGATGCAGACCAGCAGAGAATGTTGGAAGTAGTTGGAATTATATCGGCGTATGTACTCGGATTTTCCACTATTATGGCCATTGCCAATCATTTTTCAGGAAAGGCATCCGTTGGTAGCGCCTTAAGCTATGTAGGTGTTGCTGCTGCCATGTGGGTGTTACTAAAAACGCTTGATCCGTTAAAGAATTACTCAACAAGTCAGCTTGAAAATATTCAGTACGTAATATGGGCTTTTGCGGGTCTTATTTCCGCTCTTGGATATGCAATTGGCACGATAACCAAAAATTCTTATACGGAAAAGTTTGAATCGCAGACCTGGAAGTCAACTTATGGAGCAACACAAACTGCTGCCGACTTACTAAAAGTGTTACTGGGACTTGCCCTTACTATCACACTTATGATGCCTGCATTTAAGGTAATCGGTGGCATGGGTCTTGGCGATCTTGGCAAAGTAGCGCTTGTCTTCCTTGGATTAGCCGGCGTTATTTTTATAATCGTCAAAATAACTAACAAAATGAAAGAGTTCAAAACCGAGCAGATTAAGAAACGTTTTGATGCAATTAAAGGTGTCCTCATAATAACCGCAGAGTTAGCAGCTTTGATGACAGCGGTTGGTGTTGTAGCCGGAATGGATGGCGCACTTGAAGCGTGGGGCAGAGGATTGGTTATCATGGCCGTTTCTTTGGCAGCATTCCTTGGCGTTGGATACCTGCTATCGTCCATGCCCAATGTTGCAGACGGTATGGAGAAGCTTGCAAAAGCATTCCTTATATTCTCGGGAGCCATTTTGGCGTCAATAGCAGCGTTTTATCTGCTTGGTAAAGCGATACCAGCAATTATGGATGGTATTGCAAGCATTGGCGAGAGACTTCAGGACGAGAAGTTCATGGCAAACTTTGAAAAAGCAAAGCCAGTAATCATTAAGGCGTTCTTGATATTACTTGGTGCGTTTGCAACAGCGTTTGTGATCTTTAAGTCTGGTGTTCTTAAGAAACTGGCTGGCATCGGCGGAAGTATTCTTGATAAGATAAACACATTTTTGGGAGGCGATCTGTCAACCAAAATTACTGGTCTGTTAGGCGGATTGTTCAAAAATATTGGTGGCTGGCTTAAAGGATTGTGGGGCGCAGGCGGTTTCTTCGGCAAAACAAAAATCTTATTTGGTTTAGGAGTGCTTGGAATTGTCATTGGTGGTCTAGCGATACTTGAAGCGGCTTGTCCGGGTATGGCTGAAAAAATTGTAAAAGTGTTTGTACGAGTTGTCCATTCTGTCGCTGATGCAATTGGTGGTAATGCTTCAGAAATTGTTGGGGCGATTGGCCATTTGGCGAAAGCTATAGGTGGTCTGCTGTCCGAAGCATTACATCAGGCACTTGGCGGATTAGGTAATTTGTTATACGATACGACCCAGTGGGATTGGCTGAGTCCGGACGCGGGATGGAGAAAAGACGTTAAGTCCGGATGGGATCGTTTAACCGGCTGGTTTACTGGCGAAAACAAAAAGAAAACCCAGGAAGCAAAAGATGCCGTTACAAGCAGAATTGACACCACTATTACGGCTGCACGTGGCACATACAATAAGAACATGGGCGGCTTTAATAGAGATGTTACATCCGGCATAGATAATCTTACCAATACTGTTCAAAATGGAACCAAAGTATTAGGCGGCGATATGGACATGATGAGTTTCATATTTGGTCCACAGATGTCCGGAATGGCGACTGATATGAATGGTAACATGTTTGATATGACATCCATGTTGTCAAACAGCACAATGGATATGTCACAGATTTGGGGCGACTATAACTTTGATATGGACGGAATGGTGTCAGAATATGGAGACATCGTTGGTGTTATGCCAGGCGTAACGCAGACAAGCATGGACCAAACGGCGACAAACGTATACGCTGGTGCAGACAACGTAAGCGCCGCATATGCATACTATAACGACCAAGTAGGTTTTGCTCAGAATGCCGCAGTGGTAACAGCGGAACAGACGGCGGCAGAAGAAGTTGATTCGTATGTTAATACATTAACGGAGGAACAACTCGCTGCGGTCGAAGAAGTACGGCAATCAAAATACAACTTCTATTTGCAGTCTTTCGACAAGAAAACTGCTTCTATGCTTGCGGAAGAAGAAGTCCAAAATTACATTAGTGAACTAAAAGCTCGAAACGTAGAAGCGAATAAAGCTGGTGAAAATATAGCTAGTGAAGCGGCAAAGGGTGCCAAGAGTGGAGTCGGAGGTTTCTTAGAAGCGGGCAGAAATGCCGGTGAAGGATACGCAACAGGTATTAAGGAAAAATTGATGCTTGTTCGCGAAGCGGCCGAAGAAATGTCAAAAGCAGCGATAGAACGGACAAAAATTATTCAGATGTCACGTTCACCTTCGAGAGTATTTGCCGAATTGGGCTTGTTTGCTGTACAGGGTTACGCGAATGGTTTTAGAGACAATTCCGCTCTTGCGGCAGATAGTGCTGGCAAAATGGCACAGAGTACTATTGACAAGGTAAGAGAAGCGATTGCTTTTGCGTCTGGTGCATTTGCACAGGATTGGGAAGACGGTCCGGTTATTACCCCGGTTCTTGACCTGTCTGACGTTCGTACTGGAGTTGGGGCAATCAATAAAATGACAAACGGGACATCCATGAATATTAGTGGTAAACTTGGCGAAATTTATACACCAAAACGTGCAATTATGGACAAATTGGCGACGTTAGATAATGCCATGTCTTCTGTGAACGCATCGCTTGCTACCGCTGGTGATTCGTCATTAACGATAGAAGTACCGCTGTACATGGATTCTAAAGAAGTCGCACATGCAACGGCTCCGGTCGTTAGTGCTGACATTGATCGTATGCAAAGAAACGCGTTGAGGAGGGCTGGTAAACGATGAGCACAGCAGCATATGTTAAGGGTTTATCGCATCCAACCCTTTCTTCTAAACTTATTATTCCTAGACTGGTGGATGGCGAGATTAAAGATGTGGATGTTTGGTTGGAAGATGAAGTCCCTGGATTCAGAACCAGTTATATTCAGGGTCGAGAATCTTATAACGTGCAAGTCAACGAAATCACATCAAAAAGAATTGTAGGGTCTAGATATTCTGGTAGACAGATCCCGTCAAGAGAATTAACTATTCATTATTATATTACGGTCGACACCTTTAAAGAATTTCAGATTGCCTACAACAAATTAAAAGGTATTCTGTATGAATCAGAAGAAATAAAAATTGTTTTCGGCGACGAACCGGATAAATTTTATGTTGGTACAGTCACACAGACCGAACCGAAATATTTAGTTAATCATCATACGGCAGAGGGCGATATTTATGTTCATTGTGCAAAACCGTTTAAGTATTCGGTTACTGAACATGTCGTCAAGGTAAAACCGACGGATAGTCCATATGTTGCCGACATCGATTACGAAGGCACTTTTCCGGCATATCCTGTTCTTAAGGCTACATCTCGATCGTCGAAACTTGGTTATGTTTCGTTCATAAATCAAAATGCGAAGATTATTCAGATAGGGACACCTGAAGATACGACAAAAGATCAGAGCAGCGGAAAAGAATCTGTTGAGCGCCTCGTTACCCATTTTTATGAGGGGGCTTCGTTTGACAAATACACCAAAAACGCCGGTTCAACAATTGCGATGGGTAGTAATCCGATAGTAATTGCCTCAGGAGCAGATGTTTCGCCAAAGGATACGGGACACGGTGGGGCATATCCGAGCGCTTATGGATCGAATACTACAACATGGCACGGCCCAACGCTTCATCGAAATGTCGATAAGTCCGGCAACACCTTTTCGATTGCTAACTTCTCTGTACATTGGCGTTTAACGTTTGTCGGAGATACTACTGGTAGCAATCTAGGTCTTACACAGATAAATCTTACAGGAATAAATAGCTCAGGCACAGCCGTTTCAATTGCTTCTATTACCTATGTAAAAGAAAGAACCGGCACAAACGACTGCATAGCTATCATCCATATCAATGGAAAACAGACAACAAATATTCCATTTACATACGAGCACACGAACATGATGACAGGTGTTGGAACGGGTCGTGGTTCTGGATATATAGAACGTTATGGAAAAAAGATAACATTCCATATCGCGAGCGGTAAAATAGTCAAAACCTATACAATTCCTGAAATTGAGAAATACAAATTGACCGGTTTTACTGTCAGTTTTGCTAAATGGAAAGATGGAACAAATGCTATTGCAACAAATAGACTTGAAGCTATTTCTGTATGGGAGCATAATGTTAGTTCGTCTGATCTGATTCCAAATAAATTTGCAAGCGGTGATACGATCGAAGCTCGTTGCGAATCGGCGCAAATTCTGATCAACAATGTGCTTGATGATAAGTACGGAGCACTCGGTAATGACTGGGAAGATTTCAAACTTGATCCGGGTCCAAACCAAATTAAACTTGTGTATTCATCATCTGTTAGTGCATCAGATCGTCCGAGTTACTCAATCGCATACAGAGACGTTTATATTTAATAAAATTGAGCAGGCAGTACTGATCCGCATTATCCAGCGGGGTAGGGAGACCTGCTCTTTTGTTTAAAGATGGATAGAACAGGATCCTCCTTAACCTGTTATGGGTTGTATGTATTTTGGCGCTCTTTTTCTCTACCTCTTTCTATCCATCTTTAAGCGAAATGATATTTTTGAAAGGCGGTTTTTATGATTCTATATTTAGCAGATAGGGGATTGAACATTCTTGCAGTGGGCAGTTCTTCTCTACCGGAAGGATATTTAATCACCAACGATGAACTCGTAGAAGATGTAGAAACAGCAACAACTACGTTTTCGTTTGATTTAAACTATCCCAGAAAAGAACGCTTAAAAGCCGAGACCGCTGCCGCGGCAGGAAATTATGTTCTTCGGAAAAAACGAAACGGAAAGTTTGAGTTCTTTACAATCATTGACTCGGAACATGACACAAATAACGATTACATTTCTGTATATTGTGAAGATGCCGGAATGGATCTTTTGAATGAGACGGTAAATGCCTTCAAAACAGATACAGAACATAATCCAACATGGTACATAACGCAATTTATTTACGATAGTGGATTTGAAGTAAATATCGATGAGCTTTCGGATCAGAAGAAAAAACTTACTTGGGATGACTCATCATCGGCACTGAACAGAATTCAATCAGTCGCCGAAGAGTTTGGCGCTGAATTAGAGTTTGATTTTTTAATTGAACAGCTTGTGTTACGAAAAAAATACATTAATATTCGTAAAAAGCGCGGCGACGATAAAGGAATGCAGTGGCAACTTGGCAAAGAAATTGACAATATTGTCACTAAAAAATCGATTGCAGATGTTGCAACTTGTTTACGCTGTTATGGAGGTGAACCGGACAATCCTACTTCAACGGCAAGTGGAACAAGTGCTACTGTGCAAGTGGGCAGTAACGTTGAAATCCAGTATTCGTATAATGAAGAAGAACCAGAAAGAGCCGATCGAAGCGACGGTTTTTATTTAAATCAGACTGACGTGACCCTAACCTTGGAAGCTCGCCGCACAAAAGTCGGAGATGCTATTTCAGCAACCGGAACGTTTCAGGTTACTATTGATGGAACAACAAAAACGGTTGCCACATCGTTTAAACTGCCGGCCGTTCATGACGAAGACGCCTTGCACAATTGGTCGACAATTGGAAAATACACAAAAACGATTGCACATAATGCCGATGGCAATAAGACAATCAAGGTCTCTGCAAAAATCAGCGGGACAAGTGGCGCGTTCGACTGTTCGTGTGAAGAATTGTCGCTTTCTCTAAAGCGAATCATTCAGCCAGTAAATCTAATAGGATATTCATACGACGATGGCGATTGTTATGTTGATCAGACAAGCGGACGACTCATGTCACGTGTTGCGTTGTCAAAATGGAGCCGCTATAAGGTTGAACAGGGATCAGATAACGGACATATTGTACAGGATTTTACTTATGATACTTTATCACAAGAAGAACTATTAATTCGTGCGCTTTTGTTTTTAAAGCAGCACAGTGATGTTGCAGTAAATTACGAGGTTAAAATTCTTGGTTCGCTTCCGGACGGTGTCGATTTAGGCGATACAGTGTATATTGTCGATGACGAAGGGGAATTATATTTATCTGCACGCCTTTTGCAAATTAAAGAACACGAAAGTGAAAACAATGTGGAAGCCACACTTGGCGACTTTATATTAAAAGATTCTGGCATCTCAAAACAGGTAGAAAAACTTGCAAATGATTTTCAGGTCTGGGCGCAGAAAAGATTAAAACAGCTATATACATGGATCGTTTACGCCGATGATATTTACGGAGCAGGTATTAGCTTAGATCCGAATGGAAAGAAGTTCATCGGTGTTGCTTATAACAAACTTGCAAAGAATCCTGATTTATCTGATCCGACAGTCTATAAATTCTCCAAAATCCAGGGTAAGGATGCAAGAGACGGTACGACTCGACTTTGGGTTGGTCTGAAGGCTCCAACTGGTTCGGAACCATGGATATTTAATGTTGCTGATCTTTATGACGGCAATAAGTATGAGGTTATTCGTGGTGACTCTATATTCTATGATGGATTCTATTATTACGTTCAGAGAGTAGCGGACGGAAAAGTATATTGTCCTGGACGCACCGATGTAAATGGCGCTGATGGCCTTCCCGGCCACGATGGCGTAGGCATTAACTCGGTTGTTGTGTCTTATGGAAAATCTACAAGCTCATCTATTATGCCATCGACTTGGTCTAATCAGATCCCGTCTGATTTAGCACAGGGGGATTATTTATGGGTTAGAACCATTACCGATTATACGGACGCATCTTATGAAGACACTGTAACATACAGTTATTCAAGACAAGGCGTTAACGGCGAACATGGTGAAGCTGGAACAAGTGTTAAAGTTAGTAAGATCGAATACCAGCAAGGAACATCCGCCACAACTCCGCCAACTGGAACATGGTCGGCAAACCCTGTCGAAGTTGATCCAGGAAAATATTTATGGACAAAGACGACTTTCTCGGATACTTCTGTGGCTTACGGAGTAGCATATCAGGGTAGAAACGGCTCTGATTCAACGAGTTATAGCATTATAAGCTCGGCTGCAGCAGTTGTTTATACAAAAGCTAAGGCGTTTAGTCCTGCATCCATAACATTTAGTGGTAAATCACAAACCGGAACAAACGCCATGAAAAACTATTCTGGAAGATTCAAAATCGAGACTTCTACGAATGGTTCCGAATGGACATCGGTTTACCAGAGTAGTTCTAACGAAGCATCTCATTCATATACACTAACTTCTGGGGTTAAATTTGTCAGAGGTTCTTTATATTTGGCCGGTGGACTTACGACATTGCTGGATCAGGAAACCGTTCCAGTCGTAAGTGATGGTACAGATGGCACAAACGGAACAAATGGTAAAAATGGTACAAACGGCACTAACGGAACAAATGGTAAAGACGCATATACCATTATCCTTACAAACGATTCGCACACGTTTGCTGCTGGTACTTCCGCTGTAGTAACTGAACAGGTAACAGAAATTGGAGTTGTTGCGTACAAGGGAATAACCCAGATGGGCGCAACGATTGGCACTATTTCTGGAACTTCCTCAACTTTAACGGCAACTATTTCGAATAATGGATCTACAACGGCTAAAATTACAGTTAAAGCTCTTGTTGGCTTTGCAACTCATAACGGCACACTTTCTATCCCGGTCACCGTGGATGGTAAGACATTTACAATGACATTCTCTTATGCCCTTGCATTAACTGGCGCAAAAGGTGATAAGGGCGATAAAGGTAACAAAGGTGATAAGGGCGATAAAGGCGACAAGGGAGACTCCGGAATAACAAACGGATACACAATCCTTTGGAATTATGACTCATTTGCCAAAGCAAATCTGGGTGAAGGCTATATTTGCGCCTATGATCAGACAACCGGCAAAGCATCAGACGCCAATGGCTGGGTAATGTTTGAAGGCACAAAACGAACGGTTGCAAAGGGCTGTATCAACCCAAACACACTCATCCCTGCAAATATTCCAATTTACGTTGTAGAACGACTCGGTTCTGCAACGGCAACAACCGGAACAAATTATCTTGTTTGGTATAACGGAGGATGGAAATACTCGTCAAAAGGCATCAATGCCTCAACAACAGGTCAGTCCGTAGAAGCATGGACGTGGGCCGTAGCGACGGATATTATTCTTGGAACCTTTATTTCTCCGGGTTCTGAAATGGCGTTTACGGGAATGGAGATATACAATCCAGCGTTAACAGCAAAACATGTTACGTCTTCAACTGTAACTGCTTTGAGCACGGAAGATCACGTCAAATATACAGGCGCAATAAAAGCAAAGACGGCAATCACAGCAAATACCATTGTTGGTGGCACAAGTGCCGGTTATGAAACCATTAAATATGGTACAGATTCTGGAACCACGATTGATTTGTCGTATCCGATTCTCTTCTCTGAGTCTGCAATTGCAGCAAATGGAACCGGAACAAACAATTATATTTTAAGAGGCAATGTCCCGCTTAGAAACAATAAATCCGGAATAACCGTCACGAACAACGCGTCTATATTCTTAGTTGGCGGATTGTCGCTTGACGGCAAGACCTTTACCGTTGATTCAGATGTATTTGCGGAAACGCCTCTGTCTTCTGCCGAGGCAAATGGTCGTGCGTATATTCCAATTGGCAAAGCAAATAGCACAACAACAATATATTTTGAAGGTGGTTTAAAAGAAGTCTGGAAATACTATGACTTTAGTGCCATCAATGGCGTAAAAGGATTAATGCCCGTTAGCTTTGGCGAAAACCTTACCATGCAGCACGAGCATTCATCATATAAAGAGGTCACCGACAATTCGATTAAAGATATTACCGAGTGGAAAACTACGTTCTATGGCGGTGGCGAAGAACTTGACGACAACAGCGAATTTGCAAAGAAATATAAAGCACTTGGCGACGATTTGGATGCCATTATCAAAGCGCTTACAACAGCGAACGGTACAGTTACGGTCCGTAACGCCACAATTAATTCTCCGTTGGGTATTGGATTTGAGCGGCAGCAATGGAACGAAGTCTATAACTATGTTAAAGATGTCAAAGCCGTATTAACAAGTGAAGGATGGAAGGTTTCAACAAGTTCGGACGGATTATATTCATTAATGAAGTCGAACGGTTTCTTTATTCGTGATAAAAACGGATCGGATCTTATTGCGGTAACATCCGTAGATACACGACTGAAATCATTGGTTGTCGCAGGTAACGTCTCTATGGTCAAGCATGAAGCAAAAGCATACACATTGAAAGAGGTTGATGGGACGACATCTACTTCAGGAACAGGTTGGTTCTATACGGGAGGAAGTAAATAATGTCTGTAACAATAGGTACAAGTGCGACAAATATTACTACGTATAGCAATGGCAAATTTCAGTTGTATTACCAGATGTGGTATACACAGCAAGATATAGCTAATAACCGAACATATCTTCATAGACAGTTTATATTTAGAGTATTATCTGGCGGATCAATGGGCTCTGTTCGGACTACTGTCTCTGCAACAGGAATGCCGAGCGCAACCAGAGGATCCGAGACTTTTACAGAAGGAATTTATGTTTTAACCAGCAACGAAGGTTGGGTAAATCATAATTCTGATGGAACCTGGTCGCAGTCTGTAACCGGAACGGTGAATTTTGGCGACAGGTATATTTGGTCGGTTTATCAGGAAACCGCAGTATTGCCAACAATTCCAAGAGCGTCGTCTATCAAAGTAAATGCAACATCATACAACGTTAATGGGACAAACAAATTAACATATACTATTACCACGGCGTCTACCGCGTTTAAGCACGGTCTGATATTTTCAATGAACGGACAAAACACGTCCGAAATCAGTGTTGCCGCTGGAACGAAAACAGGAGAATACACAATTCCTTTAAGCTTGTTCGCTAAAACAACAACTAAGAAGGCAGATACATGTACGCTAACCTGTAAAACATACAACGGTTCTACGCATATTGGCTCTTCTACTACGACGTTTACGCTCAATGCCGTTGAAGCAAACTTTAAACCAACAATACCGGCAGCATCGTCGTGGAGCATTACAGAACCGGACACAGGATCAGCCACGGGCATTACAGCATCAACTGCAAACACGTTAAAATCACTGTCTTCAAAAACAATTAAGGTAACATTTACAACGGTTCAAAATGCAACAATAGCAAGTGCTAAAATCACCTGTGGAAGCAAAACCGTAACCATGACACAGGTATCTAACAAACAGTATCAGGGTGTTATTCAACATGCTGAATCTGCCAAATACACAATTAGCATGACCGATTCAAGAGGTTTCTCTGCGACGGCTGTTTCTGTAGAAGGAACTTTGTATTCATATGTTCCACCAACAATTGGCAGCATTACATTAACAAGAGCGAGCGATACCGCAGCAAGTAACCTTACGCTTACTGTAAACGGAACGTATTATTACAATGCGACAACGAAAACTACCAGTACACCGCTTGTAACAAAGGATCTTTTGAAATATGCAAAGTCGACCAGTAACTATCCATCTGTTTCAACAGCCCAGAGCGGAAATCCAATAACAACAACTAAAAACAGTTGGACATTAACAGTAACAGAAGCTACAGGTTTTGCAGTAAATGCCTCAAGGGTCGTTTATATTCGTATTGTCGATCCGTTTGGGCAGACAGACACCGCGGTTGTTTCAATCGGTCCTGTCATGCCTGTTTTGTGGATGGGTAAAGAAACAATTCGTACACCAAATCTGATTGTCCATAATAAATTCGGCATTAAAGATACGGATAGCGAAACGACGATTAACGGTTCAACGTTTGAATCATTAATGTATAAGAGCGGTACAAATATTCGTACTGTTGGCGGCGGAACAACGAATCAGACATTTGCTGCCGGCGTCATCGGATCTGGTACATTTGCAGCAGCCAGAATACCAAACTTAGATGCTGCGAAAATCAACTCTGGAACTTTTGGTGTTGATCGCATACCGGCTCTCACTGCTGCAAAGATATCTGGAACATTCACAAGAACTGATAACAGTTATAAATTCCCGGATGGGACAATGATTCAGTGGGGCTCACTAAGCGTACCGAATAATTCAACACAAACAAAGTCATTCACTACCGCGTTCGGTACAAAGTGTCTTGCCATGTGGGCAACATCAAATCAGGTCGGATTCGGAGCTGTAAGTACAATTGCAGTTAAGGCAACAAGTAAATCGCAGTTTCAGATTTCTCAGTATAATCCGGCTGGAGCAAGCATGACCGTTGAATGGTTTGCAATCGGCTATTGACACTTTATTGTCGTGATATTTGTTCAAAACGTATTTTAATACATTGAAATAGGGCTCTATAGGCTTAAACTTGCTATGTTGGCTTATAGGGCCCTTTTGATATTTGAAACTTATTTGTCAAAAGGAGGGCCTATATGGCAAAAACACCGCAGCAGTTTATTGACAAGTACAAGGGCAAATCTATCGACTATGATGGATTTGCTAACGTCCAGTGCGTAGATGCCTTCAAGCAGTTCTGTGCATGGGCTGGATATCCTGTTCAGATTACAGTAACTAACTGGGCTGATGGATATTGGTGGTACCGTGATCAGCAGGGATGGAACAAATATTTTGAGTATATTACCAATCCGAAGGCTCTGCGTCCGGGAGACTGGTGCTTCTGGGCAATTGGATCCAGATCGTGTCCGTCTTCCCATGTCGGAATGTTTGTTGGCTACACAAATAATTTCAAGACTGTAGGACAGATTTTCTCCGAGAATCAGGGCACATTCCGTGGATTCTCAACCGGTCCGATCTCGCTTGATATTTGCGGCGCATTCCGTCCGAGAATCTTTGTTAACACAACCAACATCTCAAATTACGTGAAACTCCTGTACAAGAATATTATGAAACGTGAATATGACTCCGGAGGACTTTCCGCGTGGACAAAGGCAATTGAAAATGGAGTTGCTCCTAAGAATGTGGTTGCCTCTTTCTTTAATTCCAAAGAATATACACGTAAGAAGACATCTGACGAGCAGTTTATTACAGACTGCTATCTTGGATATTTGAACCGTAAACCAGATGCTTCAGGCAAGAAGACATGGATGAATAAGCTGAAGGCTGGACAGCCGAGAAGTGTTGTTCTGAATGGATTTGGCAATTCGGCTGAGTACAAGAGATTCATCGCTAAATACGGTCTGTAAGACATTTAAGAAAGGACCATACCAATGGACACATTACAGCCTTGGCTGATGCCAATTTATTCAACAGTTGTCGGCATTATTATTGGACTTCTGTACGCAAAGATACAGAGTCTTGTTGTTAAGAAAAAAGAAGATAAGGATAAAGACGAGGCCATTGCCGAAGGTATGGTCTGTCTTTTAAGAAAGCAGCTATACGAATACTACGGAACCTATGAGTTCCAGGAAAGTATTCCCGCAGCGGAGTGGTCTGACATCGAGCAGACACACCGAGTCTATAATAAATTAGGCGGAAACCACACAGGCGACCGCCTTTTTGATGCAATGAAAGAGAAACACATACAGGGGTAATATTTTATGGCACAAAATTATATTGCAGAAATTGCTGAGACATTAGGCGTGACAGAAGGATATTCTGATATCGAGAAGATCTCTAATGCTCTGAAGAACGGATCAGGTGGAGGATCTGGAGGTGGTTCCTCGGATTTAACGATAGCAGTGGTACAGCACGTCGATGGAGAAGATTATTCCCCGCTTGGCGATCCAACATGCGATCATACATGGGATGATATTGCAACAGCCGTGTTAAACAAGCAGAGAATATTCATTAATTTTTATGCATATGAGGACTCAAAACTTGTAAATCAACTAGTCGGGTACGGGCATCCTTATTATAAAGCAGCAGATGATATAACTACTCCAATCGATCTTGCTAGTATCAACGCGGTGTATTTCTGTTTAATTCACTACTGCGAACAAAGCGACAGCAAGCCTTCAGGTTACAACGTCGTATTAAATGCACCAGCCCCGGCGACGCCAACAAAGATGGATATCTATATTACATATTTTGATTGAGGAATAATTTATGGCACAAAATTATATTGCAGAAATTGCTGAGACATTAGGCGTGACAGAAGGATATTCTGATATCGAGAAGATCTCTAATGCTCTGAAGAACGGATCAGGTGGAGGATCTGGAGGTGGATCTTCAGACAGTATTGACCGTATTATTATAAAGTCTAGATATGATGATGAAACAAGCAAGTTATATCCTATTGTAGAAGAGATGACATTTCAAACGGCGTATGATTTATATACTAAATATTCAAACGGAGCTTATAATCCTATTGTCCAGTTTATAAACACCGATAAAACGGTTAGTGTATTGAACGTATTCATTATGTCCTACACTCCGGAAGACCCGGAATATGGAGTAAAAGCCTCGGTGTTCTTTAGTTTCAGGGGAATCGAGTCTATTTATCCGTCACTCAATGGAATGAATTTGATTGAGGTTGGTTGGCACATTGATAGCGATAATGCTTTGCATATTAAGCCAATCGAAGAAGGGTCTATTGAGGTCCCAACTGCCTAAAGGAGTTAACAAATGTACAACTATCAAGAAGATATTTTAAAGACTCTTAAAGAGATCTCTACGAAGCTGAAGGTTGAACCGGCAACATCTATAAATATGTGAAGGAATAATTTATGGCACAGAATTATATTGCAGAAATTGCAGAAAAACTTGAAGCAACCGATGGATATTCTGATATTGAGAAGATTGCCAATAAGCTCGGCGCTAGCGAAGGCTATAGTTTGATTGAAGCAATTTCCAAAGTGGTCAAACCTGGTGGAGGCGGTGATGATTCAGTTTTAAAAAGCATTATTGAAAGGACTGTTACAGATCTTACTTTACCCGACAGCATCACCACCGTTGCCAGCGGTGTGTTTTATACTTGCACATCATTAACAAGCGTCAATCTGCCGAATGTAACAACTGTTAAATCCGGTGCATTTGGTAATTGTACTTCATTAACAAGCGCCAATCTATCGAATGTAACAAATATTGACACTGGTGCTTTTGGTGGTTGCACATCATTAACAAGCGTCAATCTACCGAATGTAACAAATATCGGTGACCGTGCATTTAGTGGTTGCAGTACATTAACAAATATCGATCTACCGAATGTAACAAATATTGACACTGGTGCATTTGGTAATTGTACTTCATTAACAAGCGCCAATCTACCGAATGTAACAAATATCGGTGACGGTGCATTTAGTGGTTGCAGTACATTAACAAATATCAATCTACCGAGTGTAACAAATATTGGCGACTTTACATTTGGTAATTGTACTTCATTAACGAACGTTTATATCGGTGCTTCGTGCACAAGTATTGGCGGCAATGCGTTTGCTAACACATCTTCAAATCTAGTCATCAACTGCGGCTTTGCTGAAGGGGCTGTAGCCGGTGCTCCGTGGGATGCAATTAACGCGACAATTAATTATAACGTTCCGGTTCCATCTGAATCGTAACTTGTCTCCAACCCACGCAACAACCCAATGATATTTAAAAAGCTAGATGCACACTGGCTCTAGCTTTCTTTCTCCGCAGGAACAGGGATTTGAACTGTGATATTTGTTGCTGACGAATTGTTGCTAAAATGCTGCTTTTGCGCAACATTTTCCCCGTTGGTCGAATCCTTGTTCCAACCCATACTTGCGAGTTTATACTCGTTGATTTTCTCGAGCATATTTTGGTCAGAGGTTTCCAGCAAGTGGGTGTAAGTCTTCAACGTCTGTTCGATCGTTGTATGGCCGAGCCTCTTGCTAACTGCGACAATGTTCACTCCGTTATTGATCAACCACGTAGCATGCGAATGACGTAAATCGTGGAGGCGGATATTTTTCACTCCGGACTTTTTAATAGCGTCTTTGAACTTTTTGTCTATAGATGTCGGCGTCAGACTCTTCAGACCCCCGAATACATAGCACCCTTGTTGATCATCTATCTTCTTCCTTATTTCTGCGTATAGTTGGTCATCAAGTTTAATTCGACGCCGTTGTCTTGTCTTGGTAGGCTGTAGCCCTTTACATTGTTCTCTCTGGGAATACTTGATATTTGCCCATCCGTCGACCACGTCGGTCTTCTGAAGGGCTATAGCTTCGCCTCGACGAACACCTGTCCAAAATAGGAACTTGAAGAACAATTGATATTCTGGATCCTCGACATATTCAATGAACTGATTGAACTCATCCGGGGTCCATACGTCGAACTCTTCCATGACTTCCTCATTCGTCTTTTTAAGACGGGTAAGGACGGAAGCCACGTTTGGCATGTCATATAGATCGTTTGCAAATTTGAAGACGCCTTTTACGTAAGTGATTGTGCAGTTCTTTGTTTTTGTAGCGTAGGGTTGTGTAGAGAGCCACGCCCGCCACTCAAGCAGATCCGTTTTCGTTATGTCAGACATATTTCTATCCTTGAGTTCAGCAAAGCGTATATTGAAGTGCTCTCTATGCTGCCTGATTGATCCGGGAGAACATTGTAAGTGCTTCTCCCATCGTTCCACCATCTGCATAAATGTTAACAATGTAGGTGGTTTCTGTTGAGTGCGAATGATATTTTCGTACTCTTTTGCTTCTTTTTTAGTAGTGAAACCGCGTTTTGTGATATGGCGCCATATTCCGTTCTCTTTTATCTGGAACGAACAATACCAGGTGCCGTTGTTTGATTTAAATGCGGTCATTTCAACCTCCTTTCAAGGTTGATATTAGCATAAAGGAGTTAATTATGAAAAATGTAATGAACAAAGACTGGCTTAAGGCTGCTGCTATCCGAGCCATTAAGACCTTTGCACAGACGATGCTTGGTGTTGTGGTCGTTGGCAAGGCAGTCGATGAGATTGACTGGAAGTATGCATTTTCCGTAGCGATTGTCGCTGCTATTGCTTCGATTCTGACAAGTATTGCCGGTATTCCTGAAGCAGGTACGGACGGCACGCTGCTGATCGATACAACAAATCCAAACAAAGATATTTATCGTATGAGCTTTAATACCGCACTGGAAGATCTGAAGACCAAGAAGAAGGTCACCGTCAAGGTAGATCCGACAGCGCAGCTCGGTGATGGAGTATATCTGGACGATTTCGAATTTAAGAACGAGGAGTAAAAATGGCACGATCACACAAGTATATTTACCGTATCAAAAACGGTAGAAAATACAGATATTTCTATACGCAGGCAGAACTGGATAGATATCGGCATGGACCGCAGCCGACCCCGTCATCGGATTATGCCGAAGAGGGCACAATCGGTCTTTCTTCTACCCAGATGTCTACGTCTCTTGAAATGGACAAAAAGCATGCTGAACAGATGCGACATGATATTCTTGAATACATGAGCAAAAAAGGATATACAAACGCCACACAGATTAAAGAAGGAAAAGACGACGAATTCATTAACTATATCAATTCAACATATCAAAAGCATGCAAACAAGCCTCATGCCAGACCGAGACATGGTTCTGGACAGACGGCACAGGCTAAAGTAGAGCGCGTATCTGTGACAAATTCTCGCCGACCACATGCACGTCCAAGGCATAACTTCGGAAATACTGCACAGGCGGTAATTCTTAAAAAGAGAAAACGTTGATTACATAGATACTTTCGCAGATATTTTTCTTCGCTATATGGACAGAAAGGAGATTATGTCTTATGGAAATGAATCGTTTCGAAATCGAGGCACTAAAAATGGAGCGTGATAAACTCACGACCAAACTTGCGGAACTCGAGCCTGCCACACAGGGGTATGGCGCAACTATCGAACGTTTAATCGACGTCAACAAGATGATTAGCGATTGGACAAAGATGGAGTTGGAGAACGCTCAGAAAACGAAAGACTCTAATATTAAAGCTCGTGAAATCGAGGTACTTGAAGCCCAGAAGCAGAGAGATGCGGAACTCAGGAGCCGTGAACTTGAACTTGCAGAAGCGCAGAAGCAGCGCGAAGCAGAGCTCAGGATCAAGGAACTTGAAAACGCACTCTTGCAGAAGGAACAGGATGCCAAGATGCAGGAGCAGAAGTTAGCGTCGGAGGAAAAACTGAGCAAGCGCAACTCCGTCACGTCAATCGTCACAACAGTTGTTGGCGGCGTGTTCAAGGTTGGTGTCACACTGCTCGGTGTAGGCGGCACGCTGGTCGCGTATGGTTTGGATGAGGATCATGTATGTTCCAAATCAGTAGCCGATTTCGCCAAACAGCATCTTCCATCGTTTGGCAAGAATAACCTGTAGTCCGATTGCTCGCAAGATATTTGCGGGCTTTCTTTTTTCGCTTATTTTTTTCGCCCTATAATGAAAGGAGAAAGAAAATGATTATATTTGCTATATTGGCGCTCATAGGAATATGGGCGTATGGGAGAACTTAGCAAGATATTGCGTTCTCCTTTTTTATCGCGTAATATTTTGTTCCTTTAATGGAGGAAGGGAGATTGAAGAATTATCTCCCAAAAAAAGAAAATGAAGAAATTTTTAATCTATGTTACAGAGCTTGTTGTTATCGCAGCAAGTTTATTACTAACCCACTGGATTATCGTCAATAACATGACAACAATTATTGGTAAGTATTATATGTATGGATACTTCAAGGTGGCAGAGATTTTTGAAATATCTCTGTATGATATCCGAATGTATACGAGACTGTACCACATGTTGGTCGTCGGTTTGGTTGGCTTGACCTTCAGTGGAATAATAAACGCCGTGATTGACTACGTAGCAGAGTAACAGAAGAAGCTTAAATGCTTCTTTTTCTTTTTCGCGTGATATTTCTGTCCATATATGGAGGTGAGCTTATGCTTAAATTTATTAAGAACATTACGGTTGGCTTCGGCTGGCTGGTCGTCGGCATCGTCGTAGCAGTACTGGCTGCGATATTGTTTGGAATCATCTCATTATTGCTTGGTGCAATCGGTATCGTTGGATATTCGGTCGCCCAACTAATGGGTGGATTCGTAGCGTTTGTCGCGGCGGTTGTCCTGTTGGCATGGATAATCGGCGACCTGTCAGAATCGAAGAAGAACCGTTAAGGTTCTTTTTTTTCTTTTTCGCAGATATTTTTACTCAGTATATGGAGGTGAACATGAGTTATATAGTTTTATTCATACTTAGTTTGATACTAATCTGTATGTCATATGTTTTGACAACACTTGATAGTATCAACAGCAAAATGGATCAGATGAGTAACAGATTATTGTTCATCGAGGAGGAAAGAGATGATGAAAGAGACTAATCTTGGCAGAATCATACTCGCTGGCGTAATGGCGGCACTCGGTTTCGCAGTTGGCGGACCGATCGGGATTATTATCGTCGGGCTGGTACTAATGATGTAAGAGGTTGATTTTTCACCTCTTTTCTTTTTTTCGCGAAGTATTTTGCTCCGTTAATGGGAGGTAAGTGAAATGACAATTTTTGTAATTATTATGAACCTGTTCACAATGTTTGTCGCAATGATCAAGATTGGAGCCTATGGTGCTCTGTATGGTCTGGTTGTTGGATACGAACAGATGCGTAATCTGGTGAAGAAGGTCATTGAGAACCTGAAAAAATCGAAGAAATCGGAATCCGAAGTAACTTGGATTAACGCCGATTAACTTCGGTTTTTTTTCTTTTTTAATCGCATAAAAATGTCTTCCTTTAATGGAGGAAATGAAGATGAAAAAAGTAGAAGACGTTGCATTTTATCTAATAGAATATCTCGCTATTGCGTTTATTACAATGCGAATATGTAATAAGAAAAATAGAACGAGAAGCTGAATAAGCTTCTTTTCTTTTTTATCGCGTAATATTTTGCTCCTTTAATGAAAGGAGAGAGGGACCATAAATGGTTAGCGTCCCTCAAAGAGAAAAGATGGAAGCAGTAATTGGAATTATATTTGCGATAATTGCTATTGGAGGTGTCTATTGCGGATCCCTTGACATGATGGTCTGGGGTATCTTGTTAGCATGTGCATTTCTGGGCATGGCAACGCAGATAGAAGAAGCTAAATAAGCTTCTTTTTTTTTTCGTGAAGTATTTTGCTCCGTTAATGGGAGGTAAGTGAAATGATTAGAACTTACAAGAAACACAAGAGTAAAAGAGAACAATGCTTAAAATTAGCAGCAAGAATGTGGTCGGTTGATGCATTGACCATTGGAGGAATCGATGCAATGTATGATCGACACGAGCTTGATATGGGCACGTGGTTAGACATTCGTGAGCGCATCGAACATTCAATGGATTTAAATGATCGATTGACCGTGCTGCTGCAAAGAAGAGCGTAATGCTCTTTTTTTTCTTTTTCTGATATTTCGTATATACATACGATTTCGCGAATTATTTGCCTCCTTTAATGGAAGATATAAACATATAAGGAGGAATAATAATGAAGACATATGTTTACAGGATCGAAAAAGACAATGCGGTTTGCACTGATCTGGCAAATTATCTGTATCGCGCTCAGCGCGCTGGAAAGATGAACGAACCAACATTTAGGTACGATTGTACCTATTGCTGGATGTCGTTCACGACAGACCAGCATACCTGGGAAGGCTTTATGGATATTGCCGATAAGGCGTGCTAATTGCACGTCTTTTTCTTTTTTTAAATCGAAAGGAGACCTTATGGAAGAAACAATTAACTACAAAGGAGACTATCTCAAAGTTGCTATCGCTGATCATGTTTTCGGCATTGTTTTTTGCGTGTTTAATGATGAGGAACTGGACATCCTTGAAAAACACGGACAGCTGCATAACGTGGCATTTACAAAAGCAGAAGTAGATGACTCGGACGGAAACCGTTTATATGTAGTAAGTAAATACTATGGCGAACTAGAAAATTGTCGATACGAAGTCACAAATTTTCTAAAATCCATTGGTAAAACCGGTTTATGGTCCGGTTCTACAGTCATTGGACATGATAATAACGGTCTTGATCTGATTGTCTTTTTGAGCAATTCGGCGCTTGATAATGAAACAAACACAAAAGAACGTGTGAAAGGAGAAAACAATGAATCCAATTGAAAAGGAAGCAGCAAGAGACGCGCGTCGTTACATGGAAGCAAAAATGAACTACGGCAAAGGCGCAGGTACACAGAGAAAACTTCTGAAAGCAGAACTCGAACGCAAGATGGAAAATGATATTTATCGCGAAGCGTTTGACGATGCGTTGGTGCATGTTGATCAGGCAGATATTGCTCGCCGCATCAAGGCAAAAAAGAATGTTGAAAAAGGTGTCAAAACAGCCCGTAACGGCTATTATGCCGCACGTAGACTCGAAGGAGCGTACCATCGTAATAAGTCTCTGATTGACACAATTCTTTCAATGATATTTGGCTAAACGCGAAGTATTTCTATCCTTTAATGAAGACATATAAAGGAGGAAATATGGCGACCAAGTTGCAAAAAGAGATCATGTATGACGGTATAAGCGTTCGTCGTGCGCAGTCTTTACTTAAGTTCTATAAAGAGATGGAAGAGACTCATTTAAGAATCATGGAATTAGAATATGAGTATACACTGCTTCCACTCAAGGAATTTGAGAGAGAATCGCACACGGCACGTACCGAAAGAGCATGATGCTCTTTTTCTTTTTTCGCGGATATTTTGGTTCCTATGATGGTCAAAGGAGGACTATACGATGACTAAATATGATGTCAATAAGGAAACAATGAAGGGTATGTTGAAAGTTGCCGGAGGAGCACTTGGCTTGTACGCAAGTCTTATTGCAATTCTGAAAGGGACGTCTGAATGGACAGAGGCGTCTACGATTTCACAGATTGCAATGAATGGACGGAGGAACAAGGCCACGGTTGTTCATTTTGGCAACGAAGAGCACAACTTCGTCGACGTTGGCGAAATTCCGGAAGGAATGATCGTCGAATGGACCAAAAAAAGACCGGAGGAAGACAATAATGAAGAAGAGAATCCCAAAAAAGATTTAGGATTCTAAAGAAGTCATTATTGGCTTCTTTTCTTTTTCATGATATTTAAGGAGGGCATATGTGGTTACTTGTTGTGAAGGACACAAGCAGGAAAAGTCATACAAGATACATTTCTCGAAACAGCGAAAAAGGAATCAAGAAGGTTTGGGACGAACTGATTGCGAGCGATCCGCGTGGTGTCCTTGATATTCAACTCTACAAAAAAGTAACGTATGGCGAACAGCAAACATTACTTGATGGTAATACCTGGGACTTTTAGACTCGCAGATATTTTGGTTCCTATGATGGTCGAAAAGGAGGGCTTAAAATGGCTAAATATGACACGAATCGTGAAATAGCGAATGGTTGTATCGAAGGTATGCTTGGGCTTCTCGGAATTTTAGGCGGATGCACAATGTTTGTAAAAGGCATTAGACGCGAAACAGAAGCGTCAACATTACGGCATCTTGCCAAAACCACGAGGACCTCATGCGCTACATTTATTACTGATGGTAAAGAACAGAACCTTGGTAACTATGGCGCGATTCCGGATGGTTCGTATGTACATTGGGAAGTCGTTTCCCCGGACGACAAAAAGGAAGAAGACAATAATGAAGATCAGAATTAATGTTCTGGTCGTACTTGATAGTCTTTGCATGTTGATGGGCATGGTAATTGCCGTATCATACGCAAAAGAACTCAAGAACGATCTGAAGCGTTAAGAAGTCATTATTGGCTTCTTTTCTTTTTCGTAAATGTTTGAAAGGAGACAGACATGGAAGAAACGAAAATGTATTCTACAGTAGATACCTCACGAATTCTCGGATTAAGCGACTATCGGATTAAAAAAGCAATCAAAAAGAATATTTTGATTCCCGATAACATTGAGGAGTGGAGAGGAAAACAGGGTTTCAGATATATGTTTTCTGAAGAAACCATTTCAAAATATGCTACAAAAATCGGCATTACTCCTGTCTTTGATGCTATTAAAAACCATCCGACAAAACATAAACAGGAAGACACTTTACCTTCCGCGATAGTCGAGAATGAGACAATCGACTACGAAGAACTTGGTATGTATGTGGTCAAGCTCGGGCATCAGTATGTTGTTGAATATGATTTGGACGGAATGGGAACGAGGTATATAAGTCTTTCAGATAATGTGGCAAGGGCACATTTGTTCAAAGAAGAGAACCTTCCTGATTTCGGAGAAGCGAAAATGCTGTATGTAAGGAGATAATTATGGAAGAGAATGTAAAAGAAGTTGATTTCAGAGTCTACTGTCCAGTTTGTAAACATTATGAACTGGAAGAAACAAAAGATCCTTGCAACGAGTGTCTTGCACAGGGTTGGAATATTGAAAGCCATAAGCCAATTCATTTTGAGGATCGACGGAAATGATCGGACTTATTCTTGGTTTAGGCTGTTTGATCAAAGGGTTTCTGACAAGTCAGATACAGCTGGCTGAGTTAGGAGCCCTTTTATATTTGGCTGGTGCTTTCTGGGTTTTTGTGGAAACTTCGCATACGAAAAATGATGAAGAGGAGGATTCTGATGGGATTCTTTAAAGGACTGTGGGGAGTACTGGAAGTTGTTTCTGATGTTGCGTATAAAACGATGGATGAACTCAAAAACGAGGAGTCAATTACAGTAGATGATAATAACACACCGAGAATGAATAGCATTATTGCTATCGGAGAAGGCGCTTGCAACGAAGATAATGCTTATTTTCAGATGCAAATGGCGGACGATATTTATAATCTCTGTGATGATGCAACACCTGAAGAAATAAACGTAGCTATTACACAACTCTCAAAAATCGCTTCAAATTGTGACAATTCATATTTTAGGCGTCAAATTCTTTCGCATGTTGAAGAACTGGGGAGGTACTGATAAATATGGCGAACAATTTTGATTTCAAAAATACCACAGACGAAAAAAATCTGGCTGTACTGTCTGAAAAATTTCAGTTGACCTCTGATATTCTAAGTGCAATTTCTTATTTCGCGTCGCAACTCAGTTTTGATGACATTGATGATTGTTTAGAAACAGTGCGTTGTACGCTCGTTAGTTACGCAAACGACAAAGAAAGGGCCATTAATGGTGACTATGACGACATTTAAACCTGGTGATATTGTCAGGGATGAATTCGGAGTGTATGGTGTCGTTACTGCATTAAGTACGGCCGATACACTTGTCGGGTTTATTCCTGGCAATGTTTTTGTTGTGTGGGAAGACGGCGCTTGCGAGAACTGCAATCCCGGAGGTTTCACTAATACCGGCAAAAACATTGATATTCTTGAATGGCTTAGTTGGATCAGTGAGCATCCTAAAACCAAGCATATTTTATGCAAGGACTGCCAATACTTCGTATATGATCAAGCCAAACGTGTAGATGGAGTACCGCTCATTGCGGCTCACGAAATCTGTACAAAATGGGGCAACGGTTGTAAGACCAGCGAGAACGGATACTGTTTCATGGCAGAAAGGAAAGAAGAATGACAACCGGCGATGTTTTTGAAAAATACTGGTGTGCAAGCAAACAGGTGGCGTGCCCGTTTGCTACCATCAATGGTTTCTGTAAATTAACGGCCTGTATAAACCGTTATAGAAAAGAGGAAGAAAAATGACCATAGAAGAAGCGATTGCCACAACGTTGTGGTACAACGGACTGCTCGGTGTAGTCGAATCATGGGCAGACCTGCAGCCGAATAAATACAAACAGATTACAGAACCGTACTTCTATATGGATATAGATCCGTATTTCAAAGCGCAGTTACAAATCGTGTGGATGATTCTTGTGATGCTGTATGGCGAATATGGCACAAGCCCACGATACGGATGGATAGTCGATGTTGACGGATTCCGAGCGTTCATCGAAAAGCTAAAAGAATATGATTTAGGAGACGATGAATGCGATTGATAGACACAGATACGCTAATTGAGCAATGGGAAGCGGACGCAGAACAAATGGAAGATTTTGTTTTTAAGATGGCAACATATGCAGCCATAAATGATGTAAAGAAAGCACCGACAGTAGATGCAGAGCCTGTCAGACATGGCAGGTGGATTCCGAAGAAAATTATTATTGACGGATGGCGGTATGATTCCGGAATGAAATGCTCCGTATGCGGTGAAGATGCATTAAATGCAGAAGACGACGAGTTTCTGACGGATTACTGTCCATGTTGCGGCGCAAAGATGGACGGTGAAAGGAGAGAAGAATAATGGAAAATAAAGCACTTGAAATTGTTAGAACATATATAAAAGAGCATTTAGATAAATCAGATGCTACACCAGAATTCGATGTATATACAGTATGGAAATGCAAGACATTGCAGAACTTGAAATTCCTTATTTCAAGCAGTCTCTATGATGGAATGTATTACGAATTGACTTATAACGGAGATAAACGCGAATGGTATCTTGACGCTTATAAGAAGTTTGAGAATAGGTGCGTTCCGTCAGTCGAAAGGAGAGAAGAATGATGGAACATATTGTGCAGTTCGGAATATCCATTGATGATGAGGCCATCAAGAAGAAAGTTGAGGACGGCCTTTACAATGATATTTACAAGCATTTCGTCAAAGACGCCACATCGGCTCTTAACCTGGATGGATATTGGAAAAAAGATTCTTATAAAGAATTAGTATCTGAAGCCGTTAAGCAGCTTGTCGAAGAAAATCGCGATGAAATAATCAAAACAGCCATTGCAGAGCTGGTTGATAAAACATCGCGGTCAAAGGCGTTTAAGGAGGCATTAAAAGCCGCCAGTAATTCTGTTTATGGTGTAACAACTGCATCTTTCGATACTCCATCTGAGGATCCTAGAAATGAAATCGGTTGAGGATGTTACAAACTGTCCTAATTGTGGAGCCCCGATTGAAGGCGCGAAATGCTCATATTGTGGGGCACTTCTTTTAGATCTTGCTGACTTAGAAATTGGCATGCCGAGTTTTGTTAGGATCAAGTATAAGAATGTTATCCGAATGTTTCGTGTATTGCCGAAAGATGTGCGTTTAGAGATGGATACCAATTCTTTGGATTATTATGCGGACAATACGAAGTACAGGGTCTTAAGAAACGACACAGGCACCTTAAATCTGAAAATGGAAATTCTAGAAGACTGTGACGGCGTTTACATGCGGGCAAAGAGGATAGAAAAATGATATCTGTACGCGTAATCATAGGTTTTTGCTGTGGTTCAATATTGTATAGAGCAATCAAGGACCGCAGATATATTGACGGTATATTGGCAATCATAATATATGCCGCATATATAGGAGGATAAAATGAAAGTTTCATATGACAGGGAGACTTTCATAAAGCTCTCTGAATTTGGCAAAAAATTCACCACAAAATATTGCGATAAGCATCCAAAAGAACATTATGACTCATCCGATTATGAAGCGTTATATTACCTCAAGAAACCCGTCGAATTAAGTTCATGCGGTGTTGGGGGAAGTGGCAATTGGGACGAGCATAACTTTTTCTTTGACCGCATCATTGGTATTTTTGAGGAGGAAAGATGAATATCCGTATAAGTCAGAATAGGATTCTTGTAAGATATTGGGAAGACGGCGGAGATAGAAAAGCAGGTCTTATTTTACTCAATGACAAATTAGCCGATGAGTATTTAGGCACATATGCTTATGCGCCTGTTGTTCTTGACATTTTAGAGCGTGGTTTGTGCAAAGGCGGCATAGCGCAGAGAGGGAATCCGGAAGATTTTACGGACGATTATGATCTGATATTCTATACGTTTCAAAAACGCGGCACACCACTCGAAAAAGTATTTAAAAAAATACCGGAAGGTCGATTGGATCTTGTTGAGGAGTATTGTAAAAATGATATTCTAGCGACAAAGGCTGCTTGGAATACGACCAAAGAAGATTACAAAGCTCGCGAAATTCTTGCAGACATAGCAAATTCACCGAATGATGCGAATTCTATTCTCGATAATTTGGTTAACAAGGAATCGAAAGAAGCATTTATTAAAGCAGGCATACTTGAAAGCATGAACATTAGGAGGCAGAAATGAACCATAACAATTATTATATAGTGGATGATATTGAAAAATCGGCAAGAATGTCCAGTCTTGTCGGTGATATTCTTCAGTTCATCTACTATTATGCTGGTGAACTCACGCAGGAAGATATTGATTCTTGTCTTGAGCAGGTTAAGGATGAACTTGAAGCAATCAGCAATTGCAGATTAGAGCATAGAGGAGAAAACTAAATGACAATAACAATTGATGGCGAAGAAGTAATCGATCTTACTTCATTTTGTGAAAAATATGGCATCAAGCGTCCAAGTTTTCAGGTTAATCACCATTATAAATTTCCAGAAAGAATTAAGATACTTGGTGTTAAGAAGTATTATCCTGTGGACATGACTCCGGATGATTGGGAATATTTTAAAATAAAGTATGTGAAACCTCCGAAAGTTCAGGTTTGGAGGCGTTTTTCATTCTCAAATGACGATTATGAGCTCGCTGAGTCTTTTAAGAAGGCTATAGAAGAGGAGAATGAGAAAGACAGTCTCGTCAAAAGTGTTAGAATTTGCACAGCCCGAGGCGACGTTGATCGGAGATTCCCTCCGTATTTTGTGATCGTCGATTTTAACGATGATGTGTACGCAAAAGACGCTGCGGCTTTCATAAGAAAGTTAAAAGGACATTTTCCAGAATTATATTCTTCAAAATGGCCTATCACGGTATCTAATGTAGTAACGGAAAAGCACATTGAAGCACAAATAAGTAGAATAAATGGAAATACAATTTATAGGAGTGAATGATTATGGGTTGGTTATGGTTTGCCGTCGTAATGATGGCTCTTTTTATTTTTGGAATTGGATATGTTCTGTATCGTCTCATCGATAAGCATTACGCACTGGAAGAGAAGCTCGATAACCGGTGCGAAGCCATGAATGCAAAATATAATCAGAACTTTGATATTTTCGATGCTCGTGTTGATACCGTCATTGAGGATCTCGAGTATCTGGACAAGTGTTTTAAGGAAGACTCTGAAAGAGCGGGTCTTGCGTTTGCGAAGATCGAGAACAAAATCGGAAGACTTGGCGTACGATTGCAGGTCATTGAGGACGAAAACAAGAATGCATCTGAATGAATCCGTTGTGCGCTCAGCTGTTCATAATCATCGAATTGCATATGTTTGTGATCGCAAAAGAGCATGCCGCACAAGGCCGTCGTGTCAGGTAGATTGTTTTCACACGACTGACCCAAAACATGCAGAATTCGGTCCGGTAATTGATGGAGATGATCTTGTCGCAAGATTTGTCTATTATGACGATATAGAAGACCCTGAAGATGTCAAATGGTTTGAAGAACTCTGGGACGAGGATGAACGTTGCTAGAGTTCGCGAAAAATTTGGCTCTATTAATGGACAAGGAGGGCCTAACATGAAAAAGGCAATTATTATCACATCTACAGTTGTTGTTACAGCAGCAGTAATCGGTGGTTTAATCTGGCATTTCAGAAAGACTGACAAGTCTGAAAAAGTAGCAATAGAAGAAGCTTAATTGCTTCTTTTTTCTTTTTTGCATGATATTTGAAAGGAGATAGGTCATGGGCATTATTTCAAGCACAACTAAAAGCATTCGTCACATTTGGAATGCACACGGATCAAGCATTTTAACTGGTTCGTCTTGGTTTTTAACGGGTGTTGCGACAATCACTGCATATCGTGCAGGAAAAAGAGAAGGCGTGAATCCGTCAAAGACACCTAAAGAATGGCTGTTAAACGTGGCCGTTCCGGCTGGCGCGACCGTTGGGTCGATTGTCTGCAGTGGCGCATCCCATTATAAAGATGCAGGGACGATTGCGGCACTTGCGGCGGAATCAGTCTTTAATGAAAAGAAGCGCAAGCAGATGATGCAGGATGTTGAGGATTTTGTCGGTAAGGAAAACATGGACAAGCTTCGTAAGAACATGCATCCTGAACCGGTAATTCCGCATGATATTCCGGAAAACAAGTTCTTATGGATCGATGACACAACCGGAGCAAGGACAATTGCAAGTGTTTCCGAGATTCTTGAAGCAGAATATACGGCAAATCGTCAGATGAAACTGAGGGGCTACATCTCGTTTGGTGAATGGCTTTCTCTTGCTAATTTTAATCGGTTCAAGAAAGGCGAACTTGCATTAACCGAAGATGCTTGGGGCAATCCGGTTAGCGATTGTTCAGATGAAGATCTCGGATGGTGTGATTATGCGGAATCAACTTATGGTTATCAGTGGATCGATTTTAAGCATATTCTGTGCCACGACAAGGAAGGTAGCCCATATTACATCATCGATTATCCGTTTGCTCCGCATGCGGATTATATTTCAATGTAAGGAGACTTGCATGGGCGATAAAAAACAGTATATTATCCGCACTTTCGATGATGTGAAATTCAAAAGATATTATGATGCGTTTTTGAAAGTGACTGGTGAAGCACCACAGGTGATTGATATTTATTCACCGTGGAAAAAGAAGTATTCACATACGCTTAAAGGATATGTGACAAAAGAAGAAGAACTGCTGATTCGTAATCTTGTTTATGAACTTGAAAAACCGACAGTTCTTCAGAATATTTTGATGTGAAAGGAGACAAAAGATGAATTTCAACACAACAGCAATTTTGAAACAGATTTCTCGGTTTGGAAAGTTTGCCCTCGAACATAAACGTGAGCTTTTAAAAACCGCTGAAATCGCAACAGGTATCGGTGCGGTCGTTTATGCCGTTGCAAAAACACCGGAAGCAGTGCATGCAGTTGAAGATGCTGGCATGAAAAAAGGTGAAGCACTTACGACTGGGGAAAAGGCAAAGACTGTTATGGGCGTCATGTGGCCTGTAGCCCTTGTCGGAGGCGCTCACGTAGGTTTCAGAGTGGCGTATGATATTGTCACTAACAAGCAGATAAAGGCTGTTACAACGGCTAATAAAGGCCTTATGGAGCAGCTTGTAGAGATGTCTACGATGTACTCGACAGCCAACGATATTAAAGGCGCAATCATCAAGAAACTTGGCGATAAATATACTCCGGAAGAGGTCGAAGCCATTAAGAACGAGGTTCTTGTTGAAAAAGCAGAACATATGAGCAAGAACGTGCGCACAGATTCTACCGGCACAACCCCTTATCTGGTTCCTGTGTCTAAACTGAATGAATGGAATGATATTTACTTGCGCACCGGGAATCCAGATTACAAGGTGTGCACATTCCTGGACATGTTCACAGGACAGAAATTCATGTCGTGTAAGTATCATGTGATGGATTGTGTTGACACATTCAAAGCAAAAATGCGCGATGAAGAGGACGATCGCGGATATGTAACACTGAACGATTGGCTCAGTTTGGTTGGAGCGCACACAAACACCATTGGCGACAATTATATCTTCCGGTGTTATGAAGACTGGTTTGATATCACCGTTCTTGAATACAACGATGATGGTGATCTTTGCTGGGCAATCTATCTGAACAACGAGCCATATTACGATTTTGCGAAGGAATATTGATATTCGCGAAAAATTCTACTCGGTATATGGAGAGAAATCTCACATCTTAAATATAGGAGGAAAAAAGATGAGTGAAATGAGAAATGATGTTATGGAAACAACAGCAGAAGCAGTTGCAGAACCGGTATATGAAAACACATATGCGGCACCTGTACAGCCTATGCCGTCTTACCAGGAACAGCCTCAGACGGTTGAAGAGCCTGACAACAGCAAACTTGGAGGCCTTCTTATCGCTGGTGCAGTCGCAGTTGGATACGCGGCTGGTGCAGTGGTTGAGAAGGTAAAAGCCAAGGTGGCTGCAAAGAAGGCATCTCAGCCACAGAAGGCAAAGCCTGCTAAGAAGCGTGTGGCGTGGAGGAGTCCGGTGTATTATGTTGAAGAACCGGCTCCGGCACCTGCGCCTGCAGCAGATCCGAACACTCAGAATCAGAACAATTCTGAAAACTCTGAGAAGTGAAACTCTTCGGATAGAATCGCATGATATTTGCGGTTCTATCCTTTTATTTTTCGGAGGCGCCGTATGTATCTGGTTCGAATTGAAGCCCGATCGAAGGGACTGTTAAGTGTGCACTCACAGCACCACACATTCAAATCGATTGAAGCGGCTTTAACATTCGTTAGAGGAATTGAAAAACGTAATCCGGACTGTAAATGTCGGATATTTAAAGAACTTAATGAAAAGGAGAATAATAATGAAAAACATTGAAGTAAACATTTCTGGTAAGTCTATCGCAGCTCTCGCTCTTGGTTATTGTGTCAATAAAACCGTAGACCGTTCGCTTGAAACGCTGACCACAAGAATGAATGACGGACCTGTTTCCCGTGTTGCAAATAAGGTCGGCTGTCTGATTCTGTCCGGTTATATCACCAGCAAGGTAAACACATACATTGATGAGAAACTTGACGCGGTTGCAGATGCAGTTGTCAGTTTCAAGGAACGTGCAAATAAAAAGGAAGAAAATCCGGTCGATCCGAACAAAGATACGATGGATCATCTGAAAGATACCGTGAAAGGTATTATGGACGAAGTAAATCATGATATCGAAAAGAAAGTGCGGGAAAAGATTAACACAACCAAAAGCGAGGTGGAATAATGGCAATGGTTGATTTTCCGGAAGGAAGACCTACAGAATCCAATGATATTTCTAACAAACCAACCACATATAATGATCGTCTGACACCAGTGGAAGCCCCCAGCAAGCCACCGGCACCTAAGAGTGCGATGCGCTTGTGGTTTGATGATATTTGGTACAGCCTCAGCAGAGACATTCTTAAGCCAACACTTAAGAATCTGCTGTATCAGATGATTAACACCGGTGCACGTGTTGCAATCTATCATCGCGGTGGTGGTCCGCAGGGTGGTTATGGACCCGGTTACGATGATTATTATGATTATCGCGCAGCAAATGATAGTCGTGATCGTGGCGGAGCGAGCCGTTTCAACTCAAATGACCGGTTTGGCGGATATTCAAATGAAGTCGGTCGTGTCACGGCTGCAAACTGGCGAAGAGAATGTGGGTTCTCTGATCAGGCGAGCGCGGAGATTGCGTTAAGACGCTTAAAAGATCGTTGCAATCAGCGCCGTGTTGTAACGATTGGTGATTATTGTGATATTTCGGGTAAAACCAATTTTGATTGGACACTCGACAGATATGGATGGAGAAACATCGATAATGCATATGTAAAATATGAGATGTTTGGAGATCCGAGAAAACCGTTTCATATTGTATTCCCATACGAAGAATATTTAGGACAGTAAAGGAGATAAAAATGAAAATGTTTGAGAAATGTAGTCGTTTGTTTTCATCTGTAACTACTTGCGTGAAGTACCACGCGCCTGATATTTGCATGATTGGCGGTGGAGCTCTTGTAGTCGCGGGCGGTATTGCCCTTTTTTCGGCCGGCAGAAAAGTAGAAAAGAGCGGCTGTGTGAAAAACTACAAGGACCGTCTGCATGAGATTGATATTCAGATGGCAGATGGAGAAGCAGCTTGCGCTCCTGCCAAAGAAGTAAAAAAGGCTCGTGCCAAAGCAAAACTTAAGGCGACTGGTGCAGTAGTGAAAGAAACCGGAAAGATTATTCTTCCCGGTTTTGCTTTAACAAGTTGCGGTCTGTTACTGCAGGCACATGGCTTCAACATTATGAAGAACCGGTATTCTGTTGCAGCAGCCGGGCTTGGAGCAGCGCTTGCGGCGAACCAGGAATTGCAGGAAATGGTCAGCACAGCAGATGAGAATGCATATGATATTCTCGAAACTCGCGGAAGGACAGAACCGGCAGAGAAGGTTGACGAAAATGGTAATACTGTTGTAACGGGTGACGTTGTTTTAGTTACAAAACTGAACCAGCTTAACGGACCGGATTTCATTTACTCCCAGGAAACCGTCGTGAAGGGAGGCTTTATTGATGATGAAAACTACGTTGAAGAGATGGTATCGGGCGCGAAGAATGTCTTAAATCATAAACTGCAGAGAATTGACGGTTATGTGTTTGGAGAGGATGTGGTCAAGGCATTTGGAGTAGAACCACGGCCGATTGACCGTGTCGTTGGGTGCTGTATGCCTGATCCGAAATATGTACAGCCTGGTGATGCGCAGCGTGCAGGATCCATTGATATTTCATGGCGGAAGATCTTTATTGAATATGAAGATGGAAGTCGCAATCCTGCCTATCTGATTAAGCCTAAGTACGATCCAGGTACAATCATTGATATTTACCAGAACTATTCATTGAATAAGTTCCGTGTAAGATGAAAACATCTCAAGGTACGAATTGGAATGCGATCAATTTCGGTGTCGGTTGTCCCTGTAAAGGATGCACAATAGAAAATGGTCGCAGTCCAACGTGCCATTGTACATGCGAAAAATACAAAACATTTCGCATAGAACTGGATCAGATATTCGAAAAAAGGCGAAAAGAAAACCGTCACAAAAATTATGGTGACGATCATATGTATAAACGAAGAAAAAAGAAAAAGGTATGAATAAGACAGTTAAAGGTATACTGATTTTTGTTGCTGGGGCAGGCATTGGCGGTGTCGCAGCGTGGTTTGGAACAAAGAACTTCTATGCAGATAAGACGAACAAAGAAATTCAGAAAGTGAAGAACTTTTATGAAGAAAACTATGTTCTCATAACGAAATTTCAGCATCCGGTTTCTTTTGACATGAAACCAAAAGATGTTACAGAGACGCCGGCCCCTGCCGCTCCAAAGGTCATGGATGGCGAGAAGGAAATGATTGAAGGATATAGAAAGGTTCTGAAAAACACGCCATATCATAATCCAGAAGCGGTAAAAAGCGAGGATTATGCGGAGCAGGAACATCCAGAAGAGGATGATGTTTCGGAGCCGTATCCAATCAGTGTCGAAGAATGGAGTTCGCCCGAACCTTATTTTGACAAAGTCACGTTGATGTACGAACGTAATGGCGCCGGTTTGATTGACGCATTTACAGAAGCTAATATTGAACCCGGCGATACAATTGGTGAAAAAGGGTATGATATTATTACAGACCCACGTGTCGCTAACCGGTCGTTGGTATACATCAGGAACGAAAAACTCGGCATCGATTACGAGATAGAAATTACAGATGCGGGAGAGGACGAAGAAGATGAGTTGGACGAATGATATTCTGTTTAAAAACTCTGCTCCTGCTGTCAGGAGGATAAAAGATGGATCAGGAAGCACTGAAAGAAGAGTATTTTCAGTATTTGAAAGTATCGACCGTAAATTATTACGATCATGAATGTCTTTTAAGATATTTGTTTTCTAGGGAGTTTTATAGCCCCGTGCGATTAGATGAAGATCGAGTCGCGTGGGGCTTACTCCTGCGGAATGGATTTCTTTTAAAAAATGATATTCCTTTAGGGTTTTTAGACTTTATTGGAACATGCACAATTTTAGAACTGTTACTTGGTCTAGCGCAGCAGTACGACGAATATGTTATGCAGCGCTATAGCGGCGATGTAAACAGGAGTCATCTCTGGTTTTGGATGATGGTGGATAATCTTGGATTATATTCGGCAGAGTATAAAGACCAGATGTGGAATGACCGCTCAAAGGAAAATTGCAGGAGAATTCTTGATATTTTCCTGGATCGTCAGTACGACCAAAACTGTCACGGCGGTCTGTTTCCGTTAGAAACTGTAACAGTTGATATGAGAGAAATTCCGCTTTGGGGACAGATAAATCACTACTTTCGGGAGAAAAAACTGTGGAATTTGTACAGAGAAGAGTGAAAAAATGTTACAGTTTTGAAGCCAAAATCGGCAAAACTGTCACACGATTTTTCAGAACTGTCACAAATCGGCATTTTTTAAACTTGAAAAACCCCGGTAAAACCCCTATTTGTTACAGTTTTTGTGACAGATTACAGTTTTGGGGTATATAAAATAAAAAAAGTAGAAAAAAAATCGTATATAAAAAGTTTTTAAACATCTCAAAAAACTGCACTTCTGTAACAGGTGCGATTTTGCGAGATTTTTTCTTTTACATAATGTTTTCGTGAAAGGAGACGAATGATGTGGACTTTTACCAAATAAAAGAGAGGATTACAAAAAAAGAACATATCGAAGTCTACCCGGAATTCTTGGTTCGACAAAACAAAGATATTATGATTCGAGGAAAATCATTCTATGCAGTTTGGGATGAAGAACATAATATCTGGTCGACAAACGAATATGACGTAGCTCGGCTGATTGATGCAGATTTATATGAGCATCGTAAAAAACTGGTCGAGAAAAATCCAGATGTCGTTGTGTCTGTAAACTCGCTGTGTAATTTTTCGGGGAATGGTTGGTTACAGTATTGTAACTTTATCAAACATTCTCCAGACAACTATCACACACTGGACAGCAAACTCGCCTTTGCAAATTCCAAACTGACTAGAGAAGATTATGCTTCTAAACGGTTGCCGTACGATTTGTCAAAGGGTACGTATGATGCCTGGGACGAAATTGTCGGGACATTGTATGATCCGGATGAGCGGGAAAAGATCGAATGGGCAATCGGTTCTATTGTTGCTGGTGAAGCAAAAGATATTCAGAAGTTTCTCGTGTTCTATGGCGAAGCGGGTGCTGGTAAATCTACAATATTGAACATAATACAAGAGTTGTTCACCGGGTATTATGCGATGTTTGAAGCCAAAGCGCTTGCGTCCAGTAATAATGCATTCAGCACAGAAGCATTTAAGAGTAATCCGTTGGTTGCTATACAGCACGATGGTGATTTAAGCAGAATTGAAGATAATTCAAAATTGAACAGTATTATATCCCATGAAGAGATGCTGTTAAATGAGAAGTACAAGGCTTCATACACTGCAAGAATTAACTGTTTTCTGTTTATGGCAACAAACAGACCCGTCAAAATAACAGATGCAAAATCTGGTATTATCCGAAGGTTGATTGATGTGAGACCATCTGGACGTAAAATTCCTGCGTCCAGATATTTTGAATTAATGCATCAGGTAAGTTTTGAACTTGGTGCAATTGCGTGGCGCTGTCTTGAAGTCTATAAGGATTGCGGCAAGAATTATTATAATTCGTATCGTCCTTTAGACATGATGTTTAAAACCGATGTTTTCTATAACTTTGTAGAAGATTCGTTTGATACATTCAGAGAACAAAACGGTGTGACGTTAAAACAAGCATGGGATATGTATAAGTTTTATTGCGATGAGGCACTTGTTGATCACAAACTTCCCATGTATAGATTCAGAGAAGAGTTAAAGAATTATTTTGCTGAATACAAAGATGTTGCCAGAGTAGACGGAAAGCAAGTAAGAAAATACTACTCTGGCTTTTTAAGTGGCAAATTTGTAAACAGCGAAAAAGTGGAAACGGGTATGAAAGACAGTTGGCTGAAGTTCGATAAAGACGTTTCGATTTTCGATCAACTTGCCAGTGATTATCCAGCACAACTTGCAAACGATGAGGAAAAACCGGTTGCTGCATGGGACCATGTAACAACCAAATTGCGCGATATTGACACAAAGAAGGTTCATTATGTTCGTGTACCAAAGAATCATATAGTTATTGACTTTGATATTAAAGACGAGCATAAAGCAAAATCGTTCGATTTAAACCATGAGGCAGCAAGCAAGTTTCCTCCTACGTATGCAGAACTTAGTAAAAGCGGAGCGGGAATACATCTGCATTATATTTATGAAGGCGATCCGGACAAACTTGCCCCCATATATTCTACGGACATAGAAGTAAAAGTGTTTAAAGGAAAATCTTCTTTACGAAGAAAACTTTCCGCATGCAATGATATTCCAATCGCAACTATCAGCTCCGGTTTACCGTTGAAAGGAGATGATTCGAAAATGATTGATTTCAAAACAATCCAGGACAACGATCATCTTGTGAACTTTATTCGTGCGTGTTTAGCAAAGAAGCATCACGGTGCGACAAAACCCGAAGTGGATTTTATATATACGGTGCTTGAAGACGTATACAAATCGGGTGTTACCTATGATGTAACCGATATGTATCATGATATTTATCAGTTTGCTTCAAACAGTACGCACAACGCAGAAAAGTGTATTGAGACTGTTATGAAAATGAAATTGCAGTCAAAAGATCACGAAACAAATACCGTAATCACAAGATATGAGTTTGCACCTTCTGCACCACGTACATTTTATGACGTGGAAGTATTTAAGAATCTTTTCGTGATAGTATATTTGGTCGAAGGTGGACAACCAATTGCACTGATTAATCCGTCACCTTCTGAAGTCTACAATTTGATTTGGACTTCTGATGGAAAACTGGCGCATCGATGGGTTGGCTTTAATAATAAGCGCTATGATAATCACATCATTATGGCCCGCTCAAAAGGTGAAGACCTTATGGGCTTGTATAATCGCAGTCAGAAGATTATCGGGAAAGAATATGGTGCGTATGTAGAAGGCGCAAAAGATATTTCTGAATGGGATATCTGGGATTATGCGTCTAATAAGCAGGGTCTGAAACGTTGGGAAATAGATCTTGATATTGATCATAAGGAATTAGAGATTCCATGGGATGCCGAAGTCCCGGAAAGTCAGTGGGATTTGGTTGTCGAGTATTGTACAAACGACGTTTTAGCCACAAAAGCGGTTTGGGACGCAACTGAAGAGGATCGTCGTGCACGTGAAATCCTTGCCAAGATTGCCGGAATGTCGACAAATACATCAACTAACGATCTGACTGCACAGATTATCTTTGGAGACGACATGCATCCTCAGAAACAGTTTAATTACCGGTTCATGGGTGATATACCAAATGATATTTACGTTCTGGATACAGAAACGTTTGAGTATCACGAAGAACATGGTTTATCAGCACAGGATTTGATAGACCGTGGCTGGTATAGTGTGTTCGATAAGAATATGCGCCCCGTGTTCCCTGGTTACACGTTTGATCAATACGCTAAAGTGAACAAATCGATGTATAGAGGAATCAGCGTCGGTGAAGGCGGTTTCGTATATGCAGAACCCGGCATGTATAGATATGTGCCGGTTAATGATATTACTTCACAGCATCCGCACAGTATTAAAGCGGAAGAACTGTTTGGTAAGAAATATACAGACAGGTTCTATGATCTTTTGCAGCTTCGCATTCATATTAAACACAAAGAATATGACAAGGCGCGTTCCATGCTGGGTGGTGTTGTTGCCGAATATCTGCAGGATGATAAGAATGCAAAGATATTATCGAAGGTTCTGAAGATTCCGATTAACTCTGTTTATGGTTTAACCAGTGCAAAGTTTAATAATCGTTTCAGGGATCCGAGAAATATTGACAACATCGTTGCTAAGCGTGGCGCATTATTCATGGTAAATCTTCTTTATGAAGTGCAAAAGCGTGGATTTACGGTTGCGCACATTAAGACTGACTCTATTAAGGTTCCAAACGCCACCAGATCGATCGAAGAATTTGTTCGGAAGTACGGTAAAGCATACGGATATTCTTTTGAATGCGAAGAAGTATATGATCGCATGTGCCTTGTAAACGATGCGGTTTATATTGCCAAGTATAAGAAAGAAGACAATCGTAATGATCCGGAACATGCTGGAAAATGGACGGCTACGGGTGCTCAGTTTGCGCATCCGTATGTTTTTAAGGCACTTTTTACAAAAGAACCGCTGACGTTTAATGACTTATGCGAAACACGAACAGTTCAGACGGCTATGTATTTGGATTATAACGAGAATCTGCCCGAAGGCGAACATTGTTATACGTTTGTTGGAAAAGCAGGTCGTTATTGTCCTGTGCTTCCTGGTTGCGGCGGCGGCATTCTGCTTAGAGAAAAAGACGGCAAATACTATTCCGTCAGTGGATCTAAAGGATATCGTTGGATGGAAGCAACGACCGTTAAAACAGCGCACAAAGAAAATTGTATTGACATGAACTATTTCTATGCTTTAGCAGATGCGGCAAAAGACAACATTTCGCAGTATTGCGACTTTACTTGGTTTGCAAGCGAAGACACAGAAGATTATGACTTTATTGATATCGAAAGTGATCAATTACCATTTTGAAAAGGAGATAAGAAAATATGGAAAACGTTGAAACAAGACCTATGAAGAATCATCTGGTAATTACTGGTGCATATGTTCGCCCAAACAGAAGAGACACAAACGAAAAGACATGGAGAAACTTTGCCGGTAGTCCGACAAGATGGAATCCTCGCGGTGGTGATCGCCGCTTTGTAATTGACCTCAATCGCAGCGACCGTCTTGAGTATGGAAACATTCGTACTGGTTTCCGTCCAATCACTGTTGAAGAACTCATTGATATTGGATGGAAGATCAAGATTTATGACAATCGTGATAAGTATCCCGATTCAACGCCAGCTGCAAATCTGTCGGTTGTTGTCAGCTATCATGATGATCCAGAGCAGAAATGGAGAGACCCCAAAGTTCGTCAGTATACGCAGATGGGAAGCGTTGATTTAACAGAAAATACAATTGGCGCCCTTGACAATGCGTGGATTGATAAATGTAAATGTGATTTGTCTCCGTCAGATTCTATGACAGCGTACTTACAGTCAATGCATGTTTATCTGAAAGAAACGAATTACGGATTCTATGACTGGGACGGAACTATTTGACCATCAAAAATTGGCCATAGAACAACTCGATTCCGGAAAGATTTTATGCGCTAGAGTTGGTGTTGGGAAATCCCGCACCGCTCTAGCGTATTTCTTTATCAAAGAATGTGGCGGCGAACTGCCGATTAATGGTGTTGGCGAATATAAACAAATGACTAATCCAAAAGATCTCTATGTGATTACAACCGCGAAAAAGAGAGACGATTTGGATTGGGAACAAGAAGCAATTCCGTTTTGCTTAAGTGACAAAATACATGTTGATTCATGGAACAATATACAAAAGTATGCGAACGTGCGTAATGCGTTTTTTATATTTGATGAGCAACGCGTTGTTGGTTCTGGAACTTGGGTTAAAACGTTTCTTAAAATTGCAAAAAACAATCGATGGATTTTATTGACTGCCACACCTGGAGACACGTGGACAGATTATTTACCCGTATTCATGGCCAATGGTTTTTATAAGAATCGAACAGAGTTTTTTAGACGTCATGTTGTATTCTCGCCGTATGTAAAGTATCCGAAAGTATTAAGATATTTAGATGTGGCTCGATTGATACGATTAAAAGAAATGATTCTGGTTGAAATGGAATATACAAAACCGTGCGTTGAGCACTATAAAGACGTCTTATGCGAATACGATAAAGACAAATATGAAATGATTAGTAAATATAGATGGGATCCGTATGAGGAAAAACCAATTAAGAATATTTCTGGTGTTTGTTATTTATTACGTAAAGTGTGTAATAGCGACCGTTCTAGAATTGATGCTTTTAAGAAAATTGTTTCGGAGTATCCTCGTGTTATTGTGTTTTACAATTTTGATTATGAGCTTGATATTCTTAGGCGTGTTTGCAAATCTCTGTCTTTGACGTATGCTGAACGAAATGGGCATAAGCACGAAGACATTCCCGAAGGCGGTGATTGGATTTATCTTGTACAATACACGGCCGGAGCAGAAGCGTGGAATTGTGTAGAGACAAACGCGATGATATTTTATTCACAGTCGTATTCATATAAGACCATGGTTCAGGCTGCTGGTAGAATTTCACGGTTAAATACAACATATTCTGATTTGTATTATTACACGTTTGTGAGTGATTCTCGTATTGATAAGGCAATTCAGAAATGTCTCAAGAACAAAAAGAAGTTTAATGAGAATCGGTATTCAAAGAAAGAATTCGCCCATTTATTTGAAGAAAATGATATTTCTCCTTATTAAAAATACGCGAAAAATTGTCGCCCTATAATGAGGGGGAAGGCGTTACCACTCATTTGATTGGAAGTAATTAATTTTACTTCCTTTTTCTTTTCAGGAGGTCGTATGTCAAAAGAATCTGATTTTCAAAGAAAACTGATTGAAGAACTTGAACAGCGATTTCCTGGATGCATCGTTGTTAAAAACGATCCGACTTACATTCAAGGTATTCCCGATTTGACAATGCTATACAAAGATACTTGGGTTTCATTTGAATGCAAGCGGTCAGAAAAAGAACTTAAAAAACCAAGACCCAATCAGGGTTATTGGATCAATTATATGAAGGACAAAATGGGCGGTTTGTCCTTTTTTATTTATCCCGAAATAAAGGAGGCAGTGCTCGATGAAGTTCAACAGGCACTCAGAATTCGAGGATACTCATGCGTTCTTTAGTCCGAGTCAGCCTTATTGGCTTAATTATGATAAGGAGAAATTGATTCGGGCTTGGGACAATCGAGATGCTCAAAATAAAGGAACTAGGTTACATGCGCTAGTTGCTGAAATGATCCGGTGTTACAAGCTTTATGGCACTCCAAGTCCAGAAGATTTTGTTGATGACACGTTTGGGCTTTATTTCAGAGATGCGTGCCATTTTTGGATGGAGCCTGAAGTTACGCTGGTTTATTCCGATATCTGTTATGGACATGCAGATACGATTCAATTTTATGAAAACGAACGATTGCTCAGAATTCATGACTTAAAGACTGGAAGCACGCCGGCTAAGTTCCTACAGTTGGAAACTTATGCAGCTCAGTTCTTTGCCGAATACGGAGAACATATATTGTGGAAATACGGTATTCCTGTAGAGGATTGCAATATTGAACTTCGTATATACCAAGCCAATGATATTCAAATAGAGAATCCGTCAAACGCATACATTTTAAATGAAATTACAGGGCTTATACGAGAAAAGCACACATGGCTTTCGGAAGAACTTGATAGGAGATCAGGAGTTATTTTATGAGAAAAATATTCGTAAATTATGTTCAGAGTACAGGATCTTTTGGGCAAGCGCTTCTTCTGGAAGAAGGTGATGTTATTCGGCATCAAGGAACACCGCACGAAGGCATGACGCCTCATTCTGGCCGTTATACTTGGGGCAGCGGTCGTGATCCATATCAGCATCCTAAAGATTTTGTTCAGTCAGTAAAGAGATCCAGAGAAAAGTATAGAGCGACTGACGAAGACATTGCTAAAGTATATGGTTTTTCGGATGTTGATAGTTTTCGTCGGTCATTTACATATCGAGATCAATTAGCCAATCATCCAGAGAATTTCTGCAAAGTTGTTGACCAGCTTCGTAAAGAAGGTAAAACAGCAGAGGAAATTGGTAAAACGGTTGGTTGTAAGCCAGATCGCTTAGATGATCATTATAAATATTCAAAGGTTGTCTGGGAAAAAATTGAACCTGGACAGTTTGAAAACGCATCAACAATTCGTTCTGATTTTACAGATCAGATCAAAGAACTAAAACAAAAAGGCTATACCGATGCACAGATTGCACTCGGACTCGGATTAGATAGAAATTATAAGACCGGTACAGCAACATTAAATGCGTATCGGTCTATTTCTTCTAATAATGGCACTATTCAGATTCTTCAGGAAAATCAGAAACTGATGCAAGAGCATCCAGATTGGTCGAGAACACGAAGAGCAAAAGAACTCGGCCTTGCGAATGAATCAACACTTCGTTCGATGGAAAATGGCTCTCGAGATACAAAGAGTAAAGAAATCTTTGATTTGGCCGATCAATTGAAGAAAGAAATGGTGTCAGAAAAAGACAAGCCATATACACTTGTTGGTAAAGGCACTGCGCAGCGTTTACAGGTTAATGATTCTAGACTTGAGACTGCTCTTGAAGTTCTTAAACTCGAAGGTTATGAGGTTTTGAAAGCGCAGACACCTCAAATGAGTGGACCGAGCGGACAGAAGACAACTCTTATGTGCTTATGTCCTCCTGGAACTGATTATTCTGACTTGAAGAAAGCACTTTATAATGATGCTGATCAGCTGCACGTTGTCGGACATTATGTCGATAATGAAACTGGTGATTTTCATTCTTATAAAGAAAAACCGGTTGAGATCGATCCTAAGCGTGTATATATTCGATATGCAGAGGAAGGTGGCAAGGATCGAGACGGTCTGATTCAGCTTCGTCGTGGAGTAGCTGATATTTCACTTGCTGATGCAGCATATGCGCAGGTTCGTATTGCGGTTAAAGACACTGGTTATCTAAAAGGAATGGCTATTCATTCGGATGATATTCCTGAAGGCTATGATATTGTGTTCAACACGAATAAGTCTAATAAGAAATCAATGAAAGAAGTATTGAAGCCATTGAAAGAAGATGAAGATAATCCTTCTAATCCTTTTGGTGCTTCTATTATCACCGAAGATTCACAATTAAAGTATGCTCGGCGTCATTATGACGATCCTGTTACTGGTGAGCGGAAACTTTCTGCATTAAATATTGTTAATGAAGAAGGCAACTGGAATGAATGGTCTGAAACATTATCCTCGCAGGTTTTAGCGAAAGAAAAACCAGAAGTTGCAAGGAGACAATTAAAATTAACGTATGAGGACCGCGAAAAAGAGTTTAATGAAATTAATTCTCTAACCAATTCTGTTTTAAGACAGCAATTGTTAAATGAATTTGCTGAAAACACCGATCATGCCGCCGTAACGCTTAAGGCACGACCCTTTAAAGATCAGCATACAAAAGTTTTACTTCCGTATCCTGAATTAAAGGAAAATGAAATATATGCGCCTGGTTATAAGGACGGCGATAAGGTTGCGCTTATCAGATTTCCTCATGCTGGAACGTTCGAAACGGCGGTCTGTGTCGTAAACAATAAGTTTGCAAAAGCGAAAAAAGAAATCGGTGATGCACGGGATGCAGTTGGAATCCATCCAAAGACTGCCGGTGTTCTTTCTGGAGCAGACTTTGATGGTGATACCGCTCGTGTTATACCAATTGGTGACAAATACGACACAAAACTTATGACGTATGATGATTTGAGCGATCAAGTCAAAAAAGAGGTTCAGACTTTACGAGAGTTTGATCCTGGCGTCTATGAACTTCCTAGTGATACGTCAGAAAAAAGTCCAAAAATTATGACCAAGAAACGGTCATATGATGAAATGGGACGCATTACTAATCTGATGGTTGACATGCAGGATCAGGGTGCGTCTGTTGCCGATGTTGTAAAAGCAGACATGTATTCGATGGTTGTAATCGATGCTCCAAAGCATAAGTATGACTGGAAACAAGCAAGAAAAGATCTTGGGATTGACGAATTGTTCATCAAGTATCATGGTGGCGTTAATAAAGGCGCGACAACAGTCATGACAAGAGCCAAGAGCCCCATCAAGGTTGATTATCGAATTGAAAAAACCTCGACTAAGAACATGACTCCGGAAGAGAAAGAGGCATGGGAAAGAGGCGAGAAGATTTGGAATTATCCGGACAAATTCGAGCCTGATCGTAGAGAGATTAAAGAGTATAATCCCGAGACAGGAAAGAAAGAGAAGACGGGTAGGTGGGAGACCGTCGGTTACAAAAAGAAACAGATCGAATCCACCAAGATGGCGGAAGTAAAAGACGCCCGGGACCTCATCAGTAAGGAGTTCCCCTCCGAAATGCAGGAGATATACGCCGACTACGCTAATTCGCTGAAGGCCCTTGCTAATAAGGCTCGTGCTGAAGCAAGAAAAGTTGATTCTTATCTTGCTGACAAAGAAGCAAAAGTAAAATATGCTGATGCTGTTACTTCTTTAAAAGAGAAGATACGGAACGCCGAGGCCCATAAACCCCTAGAGCAGAAGGCTCAGGCCCTGGCTCGTAGTATCTTGAGACAAAAGAAAGAAGCGCATCCTGATTGGACAGACGAAGATTACAAAAAGCAGAAGAAGAACGTCATCAAGGTGGCTCGGGCCCGTATGGGTATGAAGAAAGACCCTGTAGAAGTAACTCCTTATGAATGGGAAGCTATCCAGGCACATGCAGTCAGTAAGGAGACCCTTAAGAAGGTTCTTACGTATGCCGATGCCGATAAGATTAAGCAGTATGCTATGCCTAGGGAGACAAAGAAGATGTCTTTGGCTGACATCAATCGTGCTATTTCTATGCTTGAAAGTGGTCGTCCTGAATTCACACGACAGTATGTTGCTGACTATTTACAGGTTTCTTTAAGTACTTTAGAGAAAAATATAGACATGAGCACAATTAAGCACAGCGATGTTGCTTATCGTTGGAACGAATAGTCTATGTGTTGTGTTTTGAGGTTAATTTTATGAACAAAAAGTCAAATTCGATTGAATTAGTTGATCAAATGTTCGTTGGCGTTGATTCATTGTTAACAACATATGACAACGAATGGAACCCATGGACACACCCAAAGGAGTGGCTGCGCCGTGATGAGCAACTTGGTTACAATACTTTAGCTTATGTTGATCGAATTGCTAATTTTTCAGACGATTTTAGCGAAAAACAAATGTTTGTTGAACGTCAAATGGCTTATGATTCAATCATTGAGGCGCTACCTCTTACCTATCACCGCGTATTTGAACCCAACTAAAAGAGGCATGGGGGGGGTCTTTCCCTCCCTACCCCCTCTATACAT